ATTCGCAATCTTGTATTCGTCTGGTGTGAATGCATCGATGTAGCATTCTGGGAACATCTGGCGCAGACGTTCTAACTCTGCGTTGAATAACTTTTGATTGAACATACCTACCTACCTTATGGAATGAATACCTGTACCAAGAATGATACAGGTATATGTAAACGTATCAGCAACCTATGGATGCTACCAAACGACCAGCGATGTATTCCTTGATTTCCTTGCGTGTATATGCACCAGCAAATTCAATCTGATGAATGATTCGCTGCACACTATCCCTACCATAGGTAAATGTAATGCTTTCCAAATGCTTGTTCTTGTCGAACTGGAATAGACCATAGTTATGGATGCCGCCATTCCCATAGACTGAGATTTCTAAGTCTATAGAATTGCCTTCTGGGTCATACAATCCAACGCTTACAGATTCGATATCTAGGATGTGCTTCCAGAACATAGCACGTATATCGTCAAAGTCTATAGAGTAACGTTTGATGCCATATTGTGCATACACTGCATCTGCCACGCTATCGATATGCTCATTCCATACCGTATCAGCACCAGAACACACGCCTATGGTGTTAGGTAATTCCATCACCTGGTGCTTATCACCATCTACGAATGCGTGGTAAAGCTTGAATGAGATACTTTCACGCTGGCATACCTGTACCTGCTCCAACATATCGGATGCCGATATTTGGTCGATATCGACCGATTCAATTCTGATGTTCATAACTACCTGCCTACTCCTGGATGCCTTCGTTGTCGTTACCGATATACTCTGCGATGATTTCCCCATCATCATCTACCAGCGTTACCGATTCTCCTGCTGCCCTTCCGTATCCAATCGATGATAGGTTTACGTATGTCTGGTATTGATACTCTGCTACCTTCAGAGTGTCATACTTTCCGATTGTGCCGATGTTACCGACGATAAGTGTATACATAGCTGCCTATTCTCCTACCTCTGCTTCGTCGCAGACTGTCGCAAAAATGATGATGTTCGTCCCTTTAGGGAATTCGATTGTGAGTGTGTCATTACTCCAGAAATAGTAACGATGTGGGTATGTGATGCCTAGTGTACGTTTGACCTTGCGAACAACAGCAGTATCGCTGATTTTACCTGTATGGGTTACAGTCTTACGAACAACCCATCCATAGTTAGCGTTACCTGCGTCTGTGTCTGTCATTTCAATATTGAGATTCATACCTACCTGCCTTTCATGACTAGTATACTATATTGTACGGTAGTGTGTAGTGTTAGATATTCCACACTACCTACCTTTCTATGAGACTTCCCCAATCACCGATACGTATCTTTCCATTCACACGTAGGATTGTTGTAGCGTATGTATCACCCATATTGACGTATGCAATGGTGCGATTTCTATCGTCTATGTATTCAACGCCATATCCTTTCAGGATTCTGTTAATTCCACCTAGTGGTATAAAATGTGCGTCAAGCTCACGTTGATGCTCAAATTCTGAGCGTAATGCTTTTGCCTTGTCGATGCCAAAATGTTTTGCCATCGCTTTTACTGTTGGAATGTTCATACCTGCCTACCTTTCATAACTAGTATACTGCATTGTACGGTAGTGTGAAGTGTGAGATATTCCACACTACCCTATGCCTATCTACCTTGCGATTGTTTTGCTCCGTAGGGATTGTTCTACATAATCGTGGAGTCTATCAATGTCATTTGATATCGTGAATCCTTCAGCACCATTGCAATCGATGCGCCATAGATTGGCGAGATTAATAACCAATTCATGTAAGGTTTTACGATTCTCGCCCAATTCTGCTATGGATGTAGCGATAGATTCCAATTGTTCTATACGTTCGTCCTTGCCCTGGATTGTATGTAAATCCCTGATGTCTGCTAAGATGTCAAATACACGTTCACGCCTTGTGAGATTGCCAATTACCATTTCTATCTACCTACCTTTCTATATACGAACGTCTGATGCTTTGATGTGTGAATAGTATCCCTTTGATGGATAAAGCTTGAGATAGTTACGTGTACACATACGCTTGACATCAAACCTACCTGCTACGCTATGGCTCCAGCCTTCTCGCTTTATCGCTACGATATGATTTCCAGCATATGCCAGCCTTGCGTAGAATGGCATTTCGTTATTCGCTACCTCAAATTCCTTTAGACTCTTGTAATCCTTGATAATGCGTACGTTTCGATTGGCTGCGTAGTCAGCTTGAGATTGTGCTATGTGAATATCTAAATGGTACATACATACCTACCTTTCAGACGGTAGGGTATCCAACGGTATGAATACCCTACAGTTACCTATCTTAGATGTACCTGCCTGATACCTGCCCAGACTCCACCAATTCATGTACATACTTTGCGATATCACGAGCATCAAATTTGTAGAATCCAAATTCAATATCTCGGAGAACATCATCGTCTGATGCATCGTATATTTCCATTGATTCGGTTTCATCGTAGACTGTCACGCGAACATTTCCACGTTCATTCCACATATTGACGTAGTAACTTGTGTTACCTAGACCATCACGATTTGAAACTGTAACTGCTGGCATATCTATAACCTTTCATTGATAACTGGTATCAGTCTGTTAGATACCTTTCAGATGGTAGGGTATACGCTTGTATACCCTACCGTTACCTACCTACTTGTTATGTGTGCTATTCATCGCTGATAGCACGTCCTGGATTTCCCTAAGCTGAGAATACACTACTGCAAAGTCTGAGAATCTATCAGTTAGCAATTGCGAGTCTGGCATATGCTTCATTTTCAACACTCGTTTAATTACCTCTGCGATAAGTAACTCTGCCTCTGGTAACGTTTGTATATCTACGTTATTCATACCTGCCTGCCTTTCAAGGTAAATGGTTCCAGCTACTTATCGAGCCTACCTTGGAACGTGAACGATGTTCTGAATTTGTCTGCTGCATCGTAATAGATATCGGTTAGCACGTTACCGTTACCATCTATCGTTGTATACGTTTTGACGTTATGATGCCCAGAATACAAATTGCGCATCACGTCAAGCAAATCAGCATCCGACATTTGTATATCCATCGAGAATAACTCCGTAGATATATGTATTCGCTTTAGGCTGTTAAGCGTGTATCGTTGTGATGTAAACGTACCACTTTGGATTACATAACGTCCTGGAAATTTTTCAACGAATACCGTAGCATCCTGAGCTTTGGATAAGTTATAAGCGAAAATCATAATATTGAAAATATCTACCATCTACATCTACCTTTCATCTGGTAGGGTACACGCTCGCATACCCTACCGTTACCTACCTATCTACTCGTTGTCTTCGTCTTCGTCTTCGTCTTCGTCTTGGGTTAATTCGGCATCATCATTTACGTGACTTGCGATTTCGTGCCAGTCTACGGAACGCATAAAACTATTGACTACATCCCCAATAAATCCCTGCGTGATGCTATTCTCCCCATACTTATCATCATCGGAATCTTTACGGTATTTGCTATCGAGGTATTGTTCAACTTGGCTTTGACACCAATCGGCATCGACAGCTTCACCATTATCGGACGCGATAGATACCATATCATCCATAAACCACAAACCTACGTTCCACGTTTCGTAATTCGCCCAGCCGTTGTATCGTTCCATAGTTACCTACCTGTTACCTTTCATCGGTACTGCGTACCTGCATCTGCCTACACTACTAGTCTACCAGATTGTACGGTATGTGTGTATGTGAGATATTGCACACATACCGTATACCCTACGCCTGGATTTTATCTACCCTGTAGAATCCACAACCCACAATAGATTATATAGAATGCGCCAAGTGTGAATACTGCCACCGCCAAGCTTTCAAGCGTACGCCTAGCACGTTTACCTGCGTCAAATGATTTCCTACACATAGTCTTATCCTTTCATCTGGCAGGGTACCTGTTAGATACCCTGCATTTACCTACCTGCTAATCTATATAGCGTGGTCACCTTCACACGCATTTTCTACATCTGGGTCAATAATGAAATCCGATACCTCCGCCAATTGTGAATACATCAAACCGATACACTCGGTAAAACTATCGGACAATTCCGGTACATCCTTGCATACCGTAGTAATTGCTTGTTGCACGTTACGTAAATTTTGCATGACATGACCCAGCATTTGATGGGCATTTTCTAACGTCTGAATTTCCATTTGTTCTAACCTTTCATACTGTGCAGGGTATACGGTATGCATACCCTGCTAACCTTTCATCTAGTCGTTGTCGGCATATGCCGATGGTATACGACACTCGCAATTCTCACAGTACAATTCGGGATTCTCCCAATTGACATCTGATATTTCTACACACCAATTATCGTCGTCAGTATCGGCACATAATGCGAGGTTGTTATTCACACAATCTGGGCATAAGGTAGCACAATCGCGCGTTATGTAATAGATAGGGTACAGCCCTGGAAATGCTACCGTTGGGACTGGTTTACTTGCGTCAACCTTGAATGTAAAATTCTCTTTCAACATCGGTCTATTTACCTTTCACCATCAATTCAGAAATGCCAAACGATGTACACCAAATAGATACTGGGAACGCATAGATACATAACGCCATAAACAAATCAGACATCAACATTTCTACCACCTGATAACCTTTCATAATGTGCAGGGTATACATAGGCGCATACCCTGCTAACCTTTCATCTATTCAGTATCGCCATACTCTGCGGAGTAAATGCAACCTTCACACACTGTGCATATATCGTAACCACTTGACGGTATATGCGTGATGGTTACATCGTAACAAGTGTTATACACATCGCAATTCTCACAACGTGCAAAGTAACTGCCAGACTCAAAATCTGGGCTACCTACAAAGTCGAATTCACCATTTGCATAATGCGCTACATAGTTACATACCAATTCATCTACAGTTTCCATAACGTCCTACTTTCATATTGAGTATTACATACCGTACGGTATATGGCAAGTGTAAAATGTCACACCTGCTAACCGATAAAGTATTCCGTACCGTCTACCCACTGCGTACCGTCTATGTGCCATACAAAGGATTTCTGAGATACTGAAAGCTTGCTACCTATACCCGACAGTATTGCATTGATACGTGATTTCGTTGTCTGCGTAGAATACCCACGATTCCACAGGGTAATTCGAGTCAAGCCTATCTCGGCAATTAGGCTGTTGTGTAGATACACAAGTGTAATTCTACTGTCGTCTACGTCTATGTGACGCACTTCCGTATTATCCAACCTCCAGGATTTACCCTGCCGAATAGCCTGCATCATTTGCTTCTCAATTACTCGCATTTTGTTTACCTTTCATACTGGGCAGGTACCTTGCGATACCTGCCGATACTACCGTATACCTTTACTGATTTTTATCTACTTTGTTGGTTTGAGAATGATTCTCAATAACAGTTAGAATGTCCCACCTGTCAATTCAATAACACGTTGGACACATACCCGCAATTTCAAATGGCGAGATTTGTAACCATCAGGTGACAAATTGCGTGGCGATACACCGTCTGATTCGTGCAATTCAATTGTTGTGTGTTTGATAAGTTCCATAAGTTCCGGTACGTCGTGATTTCGCAAGACATATTGCATCTTGCGATACTGTAACGATTGCTTGTCTGTCATCTCTTTGTTTACCTTTCGTAGTTCCTACCGACATCAATAGTATTGCATACCGTACGGTATATTGCAAGGGTTCAAGCCCAGGATTTAGTGTGAACAATTACACACTGCCATACACTCCCAATTACTTGACAACTTACCCATACTTGTGGTATTCACGCGCGCGCGTTCCATTCTATACAGATTTGCCTATCACGCAGGGTGGTATTTGTACGATGTAAAGTGAGGACTCCGAAAAGCTGGAATACACGATGTGGGGTACCGGGTAAGGCAACCTCCCGTCCCCAGTCCGCGTATTGGATGGGGGGACTCCTACGGATATATCTCCATATTTCCTATCTCTATATTTCTCCCACAGTAGATATGCGGTTATCCATATCCATATCTACTACATCGTTGCAAAGTGTAACAATAGTAAATTTCTTTCCTATCTCACCTACTCCAATTGTAAGGTGGTCAACTACTGTTACGTACAATTTATACTCAGGTAGAAGATTGATAGATGGTGCTGAAGTAAGTGTGTTCCGTATAGCTGGCGTATGGTGTGCATATGAAGGTAGTACAAGTCAGATAGGTATTCCGTATGCACACGTACGTTGTACGTACATTTATTAGCAGTATTATGATGAGTATGAATAAGACTAAAACGCTGTACCATTATGCCCTTAGAAATATACGTGTAGTTGACGGTGATACGTTGGAGGCTGATATCGACCTAGGCTTTGGTGTAGCCCTTACATCAATCAAGATACGGGTAGCAAAGATTGACTGCCCTGAGATGAGTACAGAGGCTGGAGTAAATGCTAAAGGCTTTACTGAAAACTGGATTACCAGTAAGGCAGATACCGTACAGGTAGTTGTTAGTGTAAAGAACCACAAGAAGGACAAATACGGCAGGATACTAGGTTCTGTATCAGCTGATGGAGAAGACCTGGCTGAGATGCTTATGGATGCTGGTCACGCTATGGGTTATATGTAGATATAGGGTATTATGTTCTTGCCACTGAGAAGTGAGCATCAACAAGAACAACAACCTACCAAAGGAAGAACCCCGGTGACAAGCCGGGGTTTTTCTTTGTTAACAGAGGTTATAAGCCAATGGAGTATTCTGACTTGGGTTTTCTGGAGACTTTCATTCAGAATGCCACCTCTCGGTGGTGATTACAGTATACATCTAGACTAGTAGATATACCACTATATGGTACAATTGGCAGTAAGAACTACTCGCTACCCCTGCAAAGGATGATTCATCCCGGCGGCAGTTTAGAGTCCGTACGCTGTTATTCAGGTCTAGTTTCGCTCTAAGACGGTTGGAATCCGTCAGTAGTTCAAGAGTGTGCTGGTGTAAATAACTTTGGATTGGTAATTGATGCCAGCACATACAATATTGGTCAAGGTGGTCTAGGTAGGGCTTACTCTTTCACCTATCGAGGGCTTCAATTCCGAGGATACAGATTAGAGTATCTCCAATATTGTTAGACTCGTTTATCGAGTTCGTATTGAATACGCTTCTCAGTGATTGCTAAGTATTCTGCGTCAAGCTCACAACCAATAAAGTTCATGCCCTCACGCATTGCTGCCTTGCCTGTAGTACCACTACCCATAAATGGGTCTAATACCGTACATCCTTTTCTAGTGACCATTCGTACTAGGTAGCACATAAGGTCTGTAGGCTTAACCGTTGGATGATGGTTAGCAGCTACGCTATCGTTACGTTGATAGGCTGTTTCGTTGCGTGTTTCTCTGCCATCATGTGAGTATTGCTTAGGCTCTAAGCCTTCTAGCCCTTCGTTACGGTCTTTCTTGTTAGCCTTAGAACAGTAAAAAAACCTAGCTGCTGATGGGTTTTGCGGGAATAACTCTAGTACCTCTTGTGAGCCATCATGTATGAAATTAGCCCCCCATCTACCTAGTGGATTGGCTGGATTTGCACCTGAAAGGTCACTACTATTCTTCCAGGAATTATCCATTACGCCACCTCTCTCACGTATCTTATCTACGCCAGTAGATAACTTGACGAAGTCATCTTCATCCATAGGAACACGTGTGGCATCGACGTTAATGGTTCCTGTACCCCACTCTAATACGTTACTTGCAATTGTACCTTTGATAGGTTTTTGAGCCATAGTAATCATTTCCATAGCTGGTTTTAAGGCTGTCCCCCAGCCTTGCCAAGCCTTGGCTTCATCAGTAATAGGCTCATATGGCGCAACCGCATTACTGGTCAATTTGTTCTCTTTATCAACGTCAGAGGCTTGATATGTGGACGCTGTAGGGATTGCTCTACCCCTATTGGGATGCCCAAATGACTTGTCAATAGCACAACTTACGTTGTGTGATTTAGGAAATCCACTTCCATACACCCACGCAATACAATCTTTGATGGTGAACCCAGCATCTTCAATATTGACTGCCATACGATGCTGCGTACGGGTACTAGCAAAGCACAAAAGATAGCCACCAGGCTTGAGTACACGTAGGCATTCTTGCCATATCTCAACGGAAGGTACGTCATAATCCCACTTCTTGGACATGAACGATATACCGTACGGTGGGTCAGTAACGATAGAGTCTATGCTGTTATCTGGATATGTCTTTAGAGTATCTAAACAATTTCCAAGATGTAATTGAAATTTTGGAATATGACCAATTTGTAATTGTGTATGGTCTACCATACTGGTTCCTCCACTACAATCCAGTCATCAGCGAAGAAACAGTCAGATGGCAAGGTAAGTGATTCCATTTGAGTCTCTGCTTCAGGGGTCTTGATGACAAAGCAGTTGAATACTTCTGACCAACGTAATGTCAGCTGGTCACTACCCCAGTGAACACGACTTACAAGTTTGCCGTATGCAATATCTTTGTGTATCTCACCAAATGTCATAACACTACCTCTAGGTAATTCTAACCTAGTAAAAGTGTCATGTCAACGGAACTTAGATACCTTCTTTGCAATCTCCTTAGGTTGTGCAACAAACTGCTTGCCAGTTTTGTTGCCCTCTGCTTTTGCTCGATTGGTAGCTGCCTTTTCACCAGGGCTAAGTGCTGACCAAGCCTTATCTGGTAGGTACCGCTTTTTACCCTCTGAAGGTGTGTTGTCACTAGTACGCCACTTCTGGTCAGTCCACTTTGCAAGGCTATTATCAGACTTCTTTGGACCTTCGTATCCACCGCCTGAAGTCTTGTATTTTTGTACTGCTAACTGAGCTTTACGAGCCGACCATTCGCCTGAATCACCACCTTTTGATGATGACTTTACGTCATTAACTATCTTATTCCAGAGGCTTGGATTTGTCTTTTTAGCGGTACTCACAGGGCATTATTCCTAGTAAAAGTGACCCATTTGTTTGAGCATATTCAGAGGCTTAATGGGTTCTATGAACTGATTCTATCCTGTTGGAGAAGATAGATTTATCCACTTGATGAATGAATATTTACTAGGCATCCCGATTATTGGGGGGTAAGTTTTTTGAGGGGGGAGGGTCAAGTTTTTTATACCCCTATTAACAAGAAGATATATATACATACTACGTATGTACATATATATGACGCACGTAGTGATTGTGTTATGATTACCCAAGGAAACGACTATGCCATACGTAAACAAAGCCAGACCTTACGACAAGGAATATAAGCAACAGGTTGCTAGGGGTGAACACCCAACTCGTATGGAAAGACAAAAGGCTCGTAGGGCTATGGATGCTAATGGTGTAGCCCGTAAGGGTAAAGACATCGACCACAAAAAACCTCTTTCAAAGGGTGGTACTAATGCACCTTCCAATCTACGGTTGGTGAAACCTGCGACTAATCGCAGTTTCAAAAGAAACTCAGATGGTAGTGTCAAGTAAGTGATGTGATACACTGTCATTGATGACAAGTTACTGTCAGAGGAGTACAGTGATGAAGATTATTTCCTTTTCAAGGGATTCTGATGCAGAGGTTGTAATCAACCCTAAAGTTGCCGGAACCTACGATGTAGCAATCAAAACCGAAGACAGCACTGAAATGGTGTCAGCGGTATCTGCTGGTGAAGCGTGGATGTACATTCGTAACTACGAAGCAAAAGTTCCTATGAAGATTATGTTAGACTTTGCTGAGTTGGCTATTCGCTCGATGCAAGTTGCAACGCCTTCGTATAAGTTGCTTTTGAATCCTGAGGTTACTGATGCTGAATAAGGCTATTCTTATTGGTCGTTTGGTTGCCGACCCAGAACATCGCCAGACTGGTAGTGGAAAGTCAGTTGCTAACTTGCGTATTGCAGTTGACCGCAAGGGTCGAGAGAAGGAAACGGACTTCTTTGATGTTACGGCTTGGGGTCAGTCTGCGGACTTTGCTTGCACTTACTTATCTAAGGGTCGCCTTGTGGCTATTGATGGTCGTATCCAAGTTCGCTCATACACTGATAAAGAGAACCAGCAACGCAAAGCTTGGGAAATTGTTGCTGATACGATTCAGCCTTTGGACAGTGGAAAGACTGGAGGCGGAAGTGAATCGCCTAAGTCAGCTGCTGGTCAATCTGACCTGAACGAGATTGAAGACCCGTTTGCTTAGGAACCCACAATCCTAGTGGCGTAAAGTACGTAAGAGGAATGAAGACGGACAATGCTTCGTCATATTCATTCCTCTTTAATCTTGGACCAGCGAGCCTCGGTTCAAGGTTAGGCATACTTTGCACTTCAGCCACGTAATCACCATCAATGAACTCAGTGAGCAGGATAGCGTATCCATTGTAACTTCTCAGGTAGTCCCACTTTGCTTTAGTAATCATTGCATCTGGGTATGTTCCAAACTTATGAGTACGTTGCTTGAACTCACATATGCCTTTTGATTCCCCAGCTACCCACTCAATATCGTGCCTACACTGCTTGCTAGTGGTTGATATATCACACTCACCAAATATGCAGAATAGACGGCTTTGCAGTTTGAGTGCTGCATATGCTTCAGCCTGTCGATTGGCGGAGGTTTCAAAAGACTTGTACATAAAGGATTCTATAGGTAATCAATGAACGAAGTTAAGACTATATGGAAAACTCCAGATGCTGAGGAACATATTTGTTTCTGTGCAAGAGTCTCATCAAGTAAGCAATTTGATAGGACTGAAAAAGAAAACAAACGCCTACTGAAATACTGTATGCGTAATAACCATTGGTCAATCTTTGAAATGGCTAACTGGACAATCGGAATAGAGACAACTAGAATGGTTAGCCGTCAGTTCATACGGCATTCAAGTATTCGTGTCCAGGAGTTCAGTCAAAGGTATGCAGAGGTTGATAAACCCATTATTGCGCCAACTATGCGTGGCAAGCATCCATACAATCGTCAGTCATCCATTGAGTTGCCAACTGATATGCAAGTTTATGCTGACAGCATTGTTTCTGATGCAGTTCGCAAGATTCAAGAGTCATATGACCAGTTGATTGAATGTGGCGTAGCCTTTGAAACGGCAAGGGCTATCCTGCCTGAGTGTGCGCCTACTAAGTTGTATGCCAACTCATACATCCGTAATTGGATTCACTATATGAACGTACGGCGTGGCAACGGTACGCAAAGCGAGCATGAAGACTTGGCTAACAAGATATTTGACGAGTTCAAAATACAGTTTCCGTTTATTGCAAGTGTGATGGAAGAGATGAATGAAGAATCGAAGGAGAGTAAAAATGTTTAACCTACTAGATAAGGATGCGGTCATTCCTACTAGGGCTACGTCAGGGTCAGCAGGATTTGACCTGTACGCCACTACAGAGCATATTGTCTATAACGGTGGCATAGCTATTGTGTCTACTGGTGTGTCTGTAGATATACCTGAAGGACATTACGCTATGGTCTGTTCCCGTTCAGGTCTAGCTGCTAAGTATGGTGTCTTTGTATTGAATGCACCAGGAATCATTGACTCGGATTACAAGCAGGAAGTAAAGGTAATCCTTTCAAAGGTTCCGGGTAACAACATTGAAGAGCGTGAGTTTGTAATCAACAAAGGTGACCGCATTGCTCAGTTAGTATTTGCTAAGTGCGATGTAGATATCTTCACCCCAGTGACAAGTGACGCTATTCGTACTGGTGGACTAGGTAGCACAGGTATCTAGTAGACAAATTAAAAGAGCCAGCTCTGGGAGTAAGCTGGCTCTTCATCATGAAAGGTAGCCTGAATTGAGGTAGGTAGGTAGGTATAACTCAGACAAAAATAGTATACATGATTACTAATTCTCCGCAATACCTGAATTGATATATTCAACGTATTCCAAAGCAACTTTCATCTGAGACCTAGCCGATGTTGGATAGCCTCTTTTCTTGTAGATGTTTTGCAGATGGTAATGTACCGTACGGGTAGAGATGAGTACTTTATCGCTAATCTCTTTAACTGTCAGTTTATCTACAGCCATAAGGTGAAGGATGTACTTCTCTTTTGTTGTGAGGTTGTCAAACATCTCTTGCTCTCCGTTTCAAAGTGTTGAACTGAGTCTCAGCTTTTGCTTCATCTTCATAGAAGTAAATCACGCTTTGAGTTTTACCGTTTGAGTAGTCTTCCCGGTGGAATACAAAGAACGAGTAACTTGGATGCTTAGTGATTGTCCCTAAGTTACAGATGAGTGTGTGACCCAGACAACGTCCATTGACGCATCCCTCTTCGCAATACTGCTTGCCAATAAACTTCTCTTTCCACTTTGGAGATACGCCCATAGGTGTTCCGAATGTGCGTTCGTCAAGAAGATTAGCAAGATGAACAATTGCGTTTATGTACAAAGGGTCATCAGTAGATGTGATTAATTTTTGTGCCATATGATAAGTTTATCAGTTATGTATTAATAGCGTCATACGTTACAATCCGATTATGGGCGTACTGAAGAAATACCAGAATCCTAAGGGTGGGTTGAATGCTGCTGGACGAGCGCATTTCAAGAAGACTACTGGTGCTAATTTGAAGCCACCTGCACCTAAGCCTAAAACACCTAAAGATGCTGCAAGACGTAAGTCATTTTGTAGCCGTATGGAAGGTATGAAAGCAAAGCGTACGTCTGCAAAAACTGCTTCTGACCCTAATAGCCGTATCAATAAATCGCTAAGAGCCTGGAATTGTTAGTGAGGTAAGAATGAAAACTAAACCGCATCGTGGATTTAAAGTAGTCCAGGCTGAGATTGCTAAGAAGCAAGGTATCTCTATGAATAGTGCCGGTGCTATTCTTGCATCAGCTGCTCGTAAGGCAAGCCCTGCTGCTAAGGCTAAGAATCCTAGACTTAAAAAGGTATTGGGAAAGGCTAAATAAATGCTTAATCAGATGAACAAGCATATCAATCATCTGTCTTGGGATAAATTGATGGGCATTGAGATGAAAGAGCATAACCTTAAAAGTATGCCTACGATGTCTCAATATCTACAGATGGAAAAGCGAGAGCATGACCTAAAAGGTACTCCATCTGCTCGTAGGGTGCTACAGGCTGAGGCTGTTGAACATAGTTCAGAGTCAGGTGGTGTAGTGATTAGACCGAGTAAAGCACAGGAAAAGAAAGCCTCTGCTGTTTACAGAAAAGGAATGTAATTATGCCAATGGGAATGCCTTATCCAAAGGGCGGGATGTCGATGTCGAAGATGATGGGTGTTGAGTCCAAGAAGGATAATATGCCTATGAAATCTGAGAAGGCTGACATGAAAAAGGATGGTAAGAAGATGCCAGCCTTTATGATGAAGGGCAAGAAGAAATAATGCCGCAGTCTGGATTAACGGAAGAGCAAGCTTATCGTCTTGCTCAGGAACAATCAAAGGCTAGAAGAGAGGGTAGACCTATACCACCTGTTCCAGTAAGATTGCCTACACAACGAAAAAATGTTATGAGCGAGGAAGATGCATATCGTCTTGCTCAAGAGCAAACTAAGGCAAGGAAGGAAGGTAGACCTATCCCGCAACCTCCAGTCAGAACTAGGAATATGAAGCAGGGTATGACTGTTGGAATGGGTAATACAGATAAGTCTGTATTTGGACCACCTAAAGCACCTGAATCTGGTGGAGATACTTTAGACTTCATTCGCAAGAATCAAGACACACCATTAGGTAAAGCAGTTGCCTATGGTGTTTCATTGGTTCAAGAGTCAGTTAAAAAGGGTCAACCTAAAGACCGTTCTGAATACATGAGGCTTTTAGCGGGTTCGGAACAGTTCCGTAAACTTGACCCGGAATCACAACAAAAGGCGCGTCTTGGAATGCAACAATGGTTCCAAACGCAGTCTATGTTTAATCCAGTAAAAGCACTTGAGATGAAGAAGCGTCAGGGTAATCAAGAGCCAAAAGTAAAGATGGATGAAGTTGCAGAAGCAAAGAAAGCTGCTGAAATGATTTCTATCTTTTGATAATGAAGGGAGATTTAATCAACCTGATTAGTTGTTTCACTGATACTAGAAGCAGCAATAACAATATTGTCAGCAACAGATGTTGATTTAGTAATCTCAAATATCAAGTACCAAAGTGCCTTTTGCAAGTCTTCTTGCCGAGTGGCACTTTCTTTTTTGCCAGCCCTACCAACGTATTTCAGAACGTTGCCTAGGGAAAAGTTTAATTCCCAGTCAGCAATAACATCTATTGCCTGAATCTTTCCTTGGCGATAATGCTTTACTACTGGTATATCTGACATAGTGAAAGTATACAACGATAAGGGCATCAAGTAAAACAAGTGACACCAAAGGCAAGAAGATATCTGTCGTACGGTCGTAGTGACAACAGTAAAGACCCAATCACTGAGAAGGATGGAGAGCGATACAAGACTAGAAATGGAACCTTAGTCAAGTTATGTAACGCAGAAATCTCTATCAATAAGTCTACGTTCCTATGTAAGAACTTCGCTATTAAAGGGGGAAACTTGTGTATGAGGCACGGCGGTATCCCTAAGGAAGTTGTAGCAGTTGACAAGGCTAACTTTACAACTGGGTTATCAAGTCGTACTGGTGCTGCATCTCGTTTTAGAAATGTTGGGTCACGACTACTAAAGCGTATTGATGAACTGAGAGAAGACCCAGATTTGTGGTCTCTCAGGGATGACACAGCGTACATAACTGCATTGCTTGACACAAGGGCAGAGGCAGCGGCTGAAGGTGTAAGTATTGAGCAATACAAGAAGATACAAGAGATGTATCGTGCTTGTGTTGAGAAGAAATACGCTGAAGATTTTTGGGATACGTTTGATGCTTTAGGTAAAGCACTCAATGAGGTAATGTCTGAGTATGCAGCTGCAAAGGATGTTATTGAACTCATTGAAAAAAGAACGAGTATTGTAGAGACAGAGCAACGACTACTTCATCAGAAGGCGTATACACTAGAGGTAGACCAAGCGTTTAGCCTAGTTATGCAGTTGGTGAATATCATCAAGGCTAATGTTTCTAACAATGAGGAATACCAAGGCATTAAGGCTGGTATTGGTAAATTGCTTGCTGTCTACGCAGATTCTGTTGATGACATGATTATAGATGCAGAGGTAATAGATGGCTCAGAAGAGTCTGGTCAATACGAAGATAACGCCGAAACCACTCAAGAAGTTCATCCGACCGAATAAGCCTTTGAGTATTGCATTGCTTGAGGCTATGCAAGAGAAGTTTGATGATGTTATTGATGGTAGTGAGTTTGGTTCAACGGCTCACCCTATTGATGGTAGTGAGTTAGAGTATACGAAGTGGCTACGAAAGTTTGCCCCACACGCTGCGTCAGCACCACTTGGTAAGCACCACATACGTGCGTGGGACTGGGCTGAAGGTATCAAGACTGGTTCACCTCCACCAGCATTGATTGAGTGCTGGTTTCGTGGTGGTGGTAAGTCTACTACGATGGAACTTATATCCAGTCGTATTGCAGTTAAGGCTACTCGTAGGTTCCTTCTGTACGTGTGTTCAACGCAGGATGCTGCTAACCGCCACGTTGCTGATATTGCTAACACGATGGAGAAGTGTGGTATTGAACGGGCTATTAATAAGTATGGATATTCAAAGGGTTGGAATGCTGAAAAACTGCGTACTGCTAATGGATTCAATATCCTAGCCTTTGGACTTGATACTGGCGCACGTGGTGTAAAGTTAGACAACCTTCGTCCAGACATGATTATCTTGGACGATATTGATGAGTTAGATGACTCAGTCAATAGGGTTGAAAAGAAGATTCAAACTATCACTCAGACTATTCTCCCTGCGAAGAGTACTGACTGTGCAATCGTATTTGTTCAAAACAGAATCCACGCTAACTCAGTAATGAGTCGAGTACTTAGTGGTGAGTTGGATATGTTACAGAACAGAATCCAATCGCCTATTGTTCCAGCTATTCAAAACTTACAGTATGTGCCTGTTGAAAAAGAAGATGGTCGAACAGGTTACAAGATTACTGGTGGTGAGGCTAACTGGGAGCATAAGTCTATTGAGGTTTGTCAAAGAGAGATTGATGACTTTGGTATCATCGCTTTCCTTCGAGAGTGCCAGCATGAAGTTGGTGTTGGAGGTAAGTTCTTTGCTGACTTCAAGGAGTATGGTCCAGAAGGAGAGCCTTGGCACGTAGTAGATGCTGTAGAACTTCAGCCCTGGTGGAGATACTGGGCAAGCCACGACTTTGGTACAGGTTCACCAGCTGCATTCATCCTTTACGCAAGTGATGAGAAAGAAAACATCTACGCTATTGGAGAGTTTTACGAAGCCGGTCACGTATCCTCTAAACAGGCTGAGAATGCACTTCTCCTTATGGAGAAACATAAACTAGCAGAGCCAGCTGACAGACGGTTCAAGGATGGTAAGTGGAATACTAAACTTGAAGCAGTTGCGTTTGACTGGGCGAATACATTCCCACCTGAGAATGTGTCTCAACGTATTGGTGAGTATCCAGTAGAGATATGGTGGAAGAAGGGTATTCCTTGTGTACGTGCAGTCAAAGACCGTAAGGCTGGTTGGCGTAGAGTTAAGGAATGGTTGATTGCAAGTAGAGTAGATGGTGACAAGGTGAAGCCTAAGTTACGCATTCTCAGGGATGCTTGTCCTAACCTTATTAGGGAACTAAGCAATACTATGGCTGACCCTAGAGACCCTGAAGAGATTGATGGAGGCACGAGGAGTGACCACGCCATTGACTCATTCCGCTATGGATTGATGTGGCGTGAATATCCGGTCAAGTGTCCAGAGACATCAGATATGAAAACGTGGAAGCCATTATGGGCAGATGATGGGTACGGTAGGAAAGATTACCTGTGAAAACTATGAACATTTACTTTGGTACACTTGCATTTATAACTACTTGTGCGTGTGTATACACCGCATATGAATTACACTGCATTCGTAGGAATATACCTGCACGTAAAAAGCAGGATGATAAGGATTGGTACATCTGATGCGATTACCTCTACAGCGCAAGAGGAATAAGAACACTCTTGGAATGGATGTTATGTCTGGGATGGTTTCTTTTGCTGAGCAAAAGATGCAAGAAGATATGCAGCCTAAAGTTATGGCATTTGAAAAGCGTATGGTTGATGGCATCCCTGGTGCTGCTCAACTGAAGAATGATGAGACTATCAACGACAACAATCTTACGCTAGACCATAACTCAAATGAGTGGAAGGTATTACCCGATGCTCCTGATGAGGAAAAGATAAAGATTACCAAGTTCGTCAAAGAGCAGTTTGATATTGCTTATCGAGCAAGGCAAGAGATGGAACTTGAGTGGGCTATGGCTATTGCCTTCTTTGAAGGTAGGCAGTGGTTCCGAATATCAAGTCAAACGCGTAACCTCATTCAATTACAGAATAAGGATGAGCCTAACCGTTACATCACAGTCAATAAGATGCGCCCATTGATTGATGGTGTTGTAGGTAAGTTGACTCAGGTTGCACCAGATGCGAGAGCTGTACCACTTTCGCACTCCCAAAAAGACCTACTTGCTTCGGATGAAGCAAACCACATCTGTGGTCATTACAACCGTAAATTCAGCAGAGAGACTCAGTTGAAGGAACGTGTACGCTGGGCTTGTGTATGCGGAACATCCTATCTAAAGATTTACTGGGATGCTAAAGGTGAGCAGGTTATGCCTTACTTCTCTCCTGAAACAGGTGAGATTACAGGGTATGAGAATATCCAGATTGGTGATGTCAAGGAAGAAATTCTTCCTGCCTTTGACGTATTCCTAGACCCAACAGCAAAGCGTGATGCTGACGTTCGTTGGTTGATTCACGCATCTGCAAAACCACTATCCTGGTTCGTAGACAACTATGGTGACACAGGTAAGTTAGTTAACCCTGACGCAATGATGGGTAATAACGCATCCTATATTGATGCTTACCTTGAAGGTGGTAACGGTTCAGGTAATGGATGGGTTCCACCATCTACTGCTAGACTTGCTCAGAGTGACTCCAAAAAACGTGCTGCAATTGTCTATGAGTACTGGGAAAAACCGTCACAACAATATCCATCCGGGCGATACATAGTTAGCACTAACGCTGTATTACTACACGCTGGACCTTGGCTATACAAGAAGAAGGACGAGTTCCCATTCATACCTCTTCGTTGGCAACCACGCAGTGGTACACCGTACGGACACTCACTAGGCTTTGACTTGTGTTCATTGCAACAAACATACAATCGAGTTTACTCACGTATGCTTGAGCAGTTTGAGCAACAGCGAGACTATGTAATGGTTCAGCGTCTATCTAATGTAGGTGCTGATGCATTCAATAATACTGGTGATGATTACTACGACGAGACTCGTACATACAAGAAGATTTACTACAATCCCGGTTCTGCGCCTCCAGTAGTTAGTCGTGCGCCGGGTATCGGTGGCGACCTATTCCCTATGCTCCAATATGTTGAAAAGGACATGATGGATATTGCGGGATTGCATGATGTGTCTCAAGGTATGGCTCCTGCTGGCACACCTGCTGAGGCTGTTCAGTTGCTTCAACGAGCGGACAATACGCAACACTCTTATGTACGTGCGGACATTGAGATATCAGCCGCCAAAATCAAAGAGTGGGAGATTGCTCTTGTTGAAGAGTTTGGTGTAGCACCATTTATTGGTAATGTTGACCAAGAGTCTAATCCATACGAAAACATCGAGCAGGGCGTTATTACCTTTGAGCATATTCGCAACGGTGGTCAATACCGCATTGTGTATGTACCGGGTTCGAGTATGGAAGACAGTCCTGACCAGAAGTTGCAGAAGTTACTGACTATGCGACAGATGGGATTGTTTGGTGACCCTGGTGACCCATCAACAAACAAGCTTGTTGTCAGTATGTTGAACATCCCTGAGACATCTAAGATTATCCAACATCTTGATGAGCAGGAAGAGGGTATGGCTCAACAAGCAATGATGATGCAACAGCAGATGGCACAACAACAAGGGGTTGCGGCTGAGTCTGCTCGTAAGTTTGACCCAGAGGCTGCTCAGCTGCAGTCTGAACTGGACACACAGAAGATACAGGCACAGATTGCTGCTAAGACAGAATCTGACCTTATCAAGATGCGGGAGCGTTCACGCCTGACTCAGGAGAACGATGCTGCAAAGGGTATCGTTGATGTTTCAAAGGAAAAATTGAAACAACAAATGAATCCCCAATAGTTGGCAATGTAAGAAATAAGGAGTACGATAAATTTGTCAGACGAGATGATGACACTCACACCCGATTCATCAGCGGGTGCGTCAGACGGTTACGGCGTTGGTAACGCCATTTTGGACGCAGTACGTGGAACCGCCGACTACGATACTGGAAGCACGACAGGCGTTAACGAAAGTGCTATGGTCCCAGCGGAGCAATCCGCACCTGATGATAGTTTCGGCTATCTGTCAGAGCCAGCCACCGATACTAAGGAACCGGGTCCTATCCCTTACGATAGGTTCAGGGAAGTAAACGATAGGGCAAGAGCTGCTTCTGAGCGGCTTGATAAATGGGCTGATGTTATTAGTCAGTTTGAACAGCAAGGATTTCAATCTGCTGCTGATATTCAAAGGGCTATGCAACAGCAACAGGTTCAAGCGCAGGAAGAATCTATTCGCCAACGCTATCGTGAACTTGAGCAGCAAGAGCTGGTTGACCCAACTACTGCCCAAATGCAACTTGATGCAGAACTACAGAAGTTCCGCTATGAACAGGCAATGCAGGAAGTCAGTCAGTTTATGGTTCAACGAGAACGTGAACAAGCTGCTATTCAGTATCCACTGGCACAGAAGGCTAATCATATGGTGGACAGTCTTGTAAACGTAGGTGTAAAACCTGCGGATGCAGTACGACTTGTACACGAGCAGATTCAGAGTCTTCAGCAATCACTAGTTCCAGAACTTACTAAGCAAGTGGTTCAGGGTCAACGTACTCCGACTCCACAATCACAAGCAGGTTCAGCAGCACCAGTGGTTGGTGGCGCATCACAGCAACAACGAAGAATATCCCTCTCAGAAATGATGGGTATTAATCGAAACAAAACAATGTAGGAAAGGCTAAGTAAATGGCTATTGACTTTAACGGTGCCTTGACGCTTGCGGACCAAGCAGCAATCAGCAATGACCCACTCGTCAAGGAAATCACAAAATCCCTCCACAAGACTTGGAATGCACTTAAAGACATTCCTCTCTACACCTCACCATCTCTCAAGCAGATTGGTGTTCGTTACCTCAACTCCGGTATCCCTTCGCCAAACTGGACGGGTGTAAACTCTGAACCAGTAGCAGTTAAGGGACGACCAAAGTCGTACGAAGAGCAGATGTACTTGGTTCGCAACAAGATTCTTGTTGACCACGTTCTGCTTGACCAGCCGACGAACATCATCGACCCAATTGAAGCGCAGGTACAAATCTTCCTTGAAGGTTTTGCTTATGATTTCAACGACAAGTTCATTAACAACAATCCGCTTACGGGCAATATTGATTGTTTCCCTGGACTTGCTTATCGTATGGACAACCCTAGCGACTTTGATATTCCTTCGGAGATGTCTCTGATTGCACCAGACGCTGCCCGTATTGACATCTCGGCTAGTACGACATCTGCTACGGCTAACGCATTCTTCGCTTACCTCCAGCAGTTGCTTGACAACATGAACTCCCCAGATGGAGATGGTGTTGTTCTGTATATGTCTGAGAAGGCGAAGCGTTCTGTTGAGTTCGCTATCCGTACTATGGGTATTGGTGCTGGTTTTGATGTCACACGTGACTCGTTCGACCGCCCAGTTGAGAAGTACAAGAATGCAACCGTTCGTACAGTTGGTCGTAAGGCTGATGGTACTACGAGTGTAATCTCGGATACTCAGACTGCATCTGGTATTACAGGTTCCGTTGCTTCCTCCATCTATGCAGTTCGTTATGGAACTGGATATGCACAGGGATGGCAGAGCGGACCATTCAAGCCAACCTACCTTGGTCTTTCCAAGGAAAATGGCATTATGCACAACGTTGTCTTCGATTGGGGTATTGGTTTGTGGGTTCCACATACTCGTGCCGTTGGTCGTTTGTTCTGCCGAGTCGCATAATAGAAAGGAAGAAAAGAAATGGCACGTGATAAGAAGGCTTCCTTCAAATATACAACCGTTGGTAGTTATGCTTCTGCAAAACTTAAGCAGACTGCTGCAACTGACAAGTTGTCTACAACTATTGACGTAACAGGTTATGCTGGAACAACTCAGGTGTATGGTGCATCTGATGTGTTCTCTACGCCTAACATGATTCTTGCAGCTGCTGCAGACTTTGCTTCACAAGCAGATACTCCAGCATCTGGTGCTGGTGTACTTCCGGGAATCAACGGACAGAATCAAGACCTCTTTGTCAAGGTTGTTTATACAACTGCTGGTACGCTGACCAATATTGGTACTGCTGTATTCAAGGTTGTTGGTTCTGATGCAAGTACGGTAGCTACCGCTGGTAACCTCAGTAGTAGCCCTGCTGATATCTCTCCATCTGTAGTTGTAAATAAGACTGCTGGAACGTATGTCGCATATCTTCCAGTTCTCTCTGCAAAGCCATATTGGCAACTGCAATTTACATCCCTGACAGGTGCAACCACGACAGACACAGGTACTATTGCTATCGCAATGGCTGCCCTCGTCAACGGACGTGACGGCTCAGTCAGCCTCTAAGTAATATAAGGTAACGAGATGACACTAGGTGAAATCAAACAAAAGGTCAGGATGATAGGTTTGCACCATTTTGGTAGCAAGCAAGACCTTGACCCATTTGGCTTGGAATACCTAGTGTTGGAATCTGCCAATCAGATAGCCCGTAAAACAGACTGTTTGTTTGGCAGACGTTACCTAGACTTAGAAGAAGATGTAGACGAATACTGCTCCCCTGATATGTATCGTATTAGGGGAGTATTCAAGTTAGAAGATAACGAATACAAGCGACTGCGATTACTAGACTTTGCTGACCGTCAGGTAGACCGCTACAGGACGCAAGGAAACGCTGTTATCGACGCTTGTATACTTTATGCCACCAATAGGCTTAGGTTCCTTCCTACGCCAGAATCTAACGTCACAAACGGCGTTATGATTGAAGGTTACTGTCAACCTGGAATGATATGGCAGTACGACACTAATGGTAATGCTGTACCACTTGCTGATGACCAAGAGTGTCCTCTCCCTGAATCTGCACACGATTGTTTGGTGTACTCTGTTTTGTACTCACGAGCTATGCAGATGAAGGATGCTAATGTACTTGCGTTGTACAAGAGCGAGTATCTGGATAGACTGGGTATGGTGGAGTCAAACTCTGCTATATATGGTCGAAGGACAGTCTAATGGCTAATCTTGCAACGCTTACCTCAGAGGTACTGCGACTCCTGAACGAAGCGACTAACTCATCTGTTGGTGAAGTTGGTGACGGTTCAGGTACTGTTACGACCACAACGAGTGCAACAATCGAAGCCTACTTGAATGAGGCTATCAAAGAAACGTGTAGGACTTGTATATACGTTCCAGCTAAGGGAACGATTACTCAGTCCAATCCTATTATCAATTTATCCAGTCTGTCTCTGGATTCCACGTATGTTCCTACTGACGCTTCGACGGTGAATGACGCTAGTAGTATGTGGTTTCCACTAACAGTACAGTCTGGTCTTACGAATCTTACACACTGTAGCGAACCATCACTACGTGCATATGACCCATCCTTTGAGTCTACCGCTGTAGGTACACCAAAGTATTGGTATCGTTCTGGTGACTACGGAATAAGGGTTTATCCTGCACCATCAGCATCCACTACGTTTACTGTTTATGGATGTGGTGTTCTAGGTGATATCTCTGCAACATCTATTACGGTTATCCCTGATGACTTGCAGTTGAAGATGTGGGCTAGTTACGCTGCCTACAAGTTGGCATTAAAGAATACGGATGACCCATCTGTTGCTCAACGTGCCTTCTGGGGAAATTGGTATAACGAAGTGCGTATGAGGCTATGGTCTCAGTTGGATACCTTCTTGCGTATGCCGGGTTCTCCATTTGCAATCCCTCCAGTTACAGGTGGTTCTGATGGAAGTTAAGGATATTCTCCCAGTAGTATTGTCTACCCTGCTTACAGGTGTGTCCTCATTCTTAGGCGCATCATTCACGTTTGTTCGTAAAGTAGACAAACTTGAGATTATGTTGGCTCACCTTACGTCACAAAGTGAAACCCAGTATAAAGACCTCAAGGGTAGCATTCACGATATGCGTGTTGAGATTGTACGGTTGGATAAAGAGTTGCAGAACGTAAAGGAGCGACTCAGAGTCCTAGAGGAAAAGACTAAGACATCACGATGAACATAGCTTGGAGTAGGCTGGTATGGATTGCACTTGGTGCATTTATGGCTAGTGCTGGTCCCGCATTCAATATGGAGTGGGAAGCAAGGCACATACCAGATACTGCCACATTTGGTTATGTGATGAAGATGTTTACGTTATGTGCTGTTGAAGGAGTACGTGCAGGTATTCCTGCACTGGTAACTGCAGTAATCGCATTCTTTGTACGTCAGGACTCAGATGCTAAAGCCTTTCAGCTGCAGTCTCAACGAGAAGTAGTCTTAAAGCATATACGTGATAGTTCGCCAAGTGACTTGGTTTTCAGTAAAGCGTCCAAGGAGGAAATGCTATGAGTTGGCTTAGTAAGTTATTGAAGAAAAGTGCTAATGTCCCTGAGGTAAAGATTCCATTTGGTGAGATGCTACTAGTAAACCAAATCATTGAGAATCTAGACTTCTTGTCCACATCTGACCTTGAGAAGGTGCGTGATGTAGTCATGATGGCTATTAATAAGCGTAAGGTGAAGAAATGATAGCACTCTACGGGAGCAAGGCGGTAGCGGCTGGCGTCTCCGCTGCGGTGTCTAGTGTGCTGGCGTTCCTGACGATGCCGTTCAAGGGTGTTGAGGCGAACAGTCTGAAGGTGGGCAAATGAATCTCCAAAATTACCGGCTTGAACCTAACCCAACCAGTCCCGGTGATTGGATTGTCTTTGGTGATATTACCGATGATGATGGAAACATTCTCGGTACGTTTGGTAAAAACGGAACATCCGTTTTTGGCTGGTGGGTTACACAGGATGCTGCTTTTCAACAGTTTTACAGCAATCAGTTTGCTGTAGTAATGGCTCAAGAAATTGTAAATGGAACCGCTGAATAATGGCAACTTATTACGTTCGGCAGGACGGAAACGATAGTAATACCGGCTTGGGGTCTACGACTGCGCTTGCGTGGCGTACCATTCAAAAAGCACTTGGAGCTACAGGTATTGGTTCTGGTGATACGGTCTACATAGCTCCCGGTCATTATAATGAGACTGTTACAATCGGTGGCACTTATTCCGTCGAAACTCAGATTATTGGAGACCCAACAGCATCACAGTTTGTAGGTGTAAATGCAGGGTTTGTAAGACACAGTCAATATGCAGCTACCAACAACACAGCATCAAACTTGACGCAACTAATTGTTGGAGTCAGTAAGAACTTTTTACATTTCAGGAATATTTATTTTGAAACTGCATCACAAAGTAGTGTTTCTAACTTCACAATTTCTGGACGTAACAATAAACTCACATCTTGTGTTTTTGTCAATAATCTGCTAAATGTAGCTCTTGCCGTAGATATAACTTTGTCCGCCGTTGCTGGTCAAAATCTGAACGCACAAATTAATAATTGTATTTTTTATGGAATGCGGTATTTTTCATTAGATGGAACAACTGCCTCTGGTGATGCTTCGTCAATAACAAATTCAGCATTTATAAACTTGAGGAGTGAAGCTATTGCCTTGTCAGTAGTTACCTGTAGTGTTTATAACTGTTTGGTTTTAGGCGGTACAACTGGATTACGAAATTATGCTGGAACTACAACAACAATGCGTAATTGCATTATTAGCAACTGTACGACAGGTATAAGTAATCAAGGCACTCTTAACGGAGACAACAATCGGATCATAGGTAACTCAACAACAGTATCAAACACAGGCACGTATACTGCTGGTAGTAACTCAGTCACAGCTGGAACAATGGGATTAGAGTTTGGTTACTCACTCCTGCACAATTTAATCAATCAGGTTATATTTGGAAGCATTCCAAACAGTGCAAATGCATCTTTTGGTACAACAAGTGGTGCGCCTACAACCGATATGTTCGGTGTAGCGTGGTCTGGTACTTCACCTGATGCCGGAGCAATCACTAACAGAAGTATTGGCGCAGTTGGTCAATACCTCCCAACCGAGCGCAACGCCAGCACCATCACAATCGCTCCCGGCTCCACATCCCAAAGCATAGAGCTCTATCTAGGTGCTACAGGTCTAACAGCCTCCACAAGCGGTCTAACAGCCCGCTACAACCGCACAAGGACTGCTAGTGTATCCATCCCTCTAGTAGCCCGTACAATCGCTCAGGCGTGGACCTCTGGTGGCTTTGCTGAGGTTGACGCAACCAATATGCCGGGAGTCTACAGGCTCGACGTACCTGATGCTGCGCTTGCGGCTGGTGCTGACGATGTCACTGTAGTTGTACGTGGTGCGTCTGGTACTAACGGTGCGGTCATGACGGTCAAACTGTCCTCTGGTGGCTTGACGGAAGCACAGACGGCATCTGCTGTCTGGGGTGCTGACCCATCACCATATAACGACGCTACAACACTTGGTGGTGTACTAAACGAGACACGCTCAGTTGTAGGCTCTACTGAAACTACAGTACAGGCTATACCACAAGCTGTATGGGATGAACCTAAGTCAGGTCACGCAACGCCTGGTACGTTTGGTGCTAAGCTGCAGGATAATGTACTGGCAGATGAACTTCTTTCTAGAGATGTAGGAAGTGGTTCAGGTGCAGGAACAGTAAATGAGCGGACTGTAAGGTCTGCTCTAAGAGGTTTGCGTAATAAGACTACAGTCATCAATAATGAGATGACTGTATACAAAGAAGACGATACGACTACTGCGTGGTCTGCTACAGTAAGTAGTAGTGATAGCAGTAAGACGATTACTGGCGTTGACCCTACGTAGAGGTATTTGATGAATCTTCAGAACTTTCGTATTGAAAAAGAATCTGCGCCTTCTACTGACTGGAAGGTTTACGGAGATATTTTTGATGAATCTGGAACGCAAATAGGTACGTTTGGACCTGATGGTACTAGCGTTAATGTTTGGTGGGTTTCACAAGATGCAGATTTTCAGTTTAGTATTGTTAGTCAGTTTGCTGTGATTATGGCTCAACAGATAACGCAAGGAACTGCTGAGTAATGGCAACTTACTATGTAGCTACTTATGGGTCAAACTCCAATAATGGCACAAGTGCATCAACGCCTTGGAAGGATATATCTTTTGCAATTGGTGCTGCTTCTGGCACGAATCCCGGTTTGTCTGCTGGTGATACCGTTTGGGTTGCACCTGGCACTTATAGAGAATCTTTAAATGCAGCTTTACAGTATCTCGGTGGTAGTGGTTCCGTCGGTAGCCCAATTACAATTAAAGGTGACCCGCTAGCTACTCAATCTTGGACTGCAACAACAGCAGGTGTTGTTCGGTGGACTGCTTTTCCTACTGACACAACTAATCCAACAACTGGTTGGGCTTTACTTACAGCAACAAGCAAAAACTATATTAATTGGGAATCTTTATATTTTGACCCTTGGACAAGTGGTTACGCAATTAACCTGACGACCTGTCGTGGCTGGTCATTTACCAAATGTGTTTTTTCAAGTGTTCAACTGAACGCACAAATATTCAGAATGAACAATACTGCTGGCACTCCTTTTGATTTCACATTAGACCGCTGTGTACTTTTAGGTGGTCAATGTCTAGTACCTGTTTATGAACGTCATACAAGTACTTACGATGTAAATATAAATATTAAAGATTGTATATTTTTAGGATGCCCTAGTACTGGTCAAGCTATTGTATTCACAGCATCTGGCACTGGTTCAGATGGCAATGGAATAAAAATATATAATAGTCATTTTCAAGGTTTTGACAGTCAGACAATTTATATTTCAAGTACAAACACTACTCACAACAGTATTGTAAAAAACTGTGTATTGATTCGTGGGAATATCTTTGGTGGAACTACTGGTGCTGTTGTACAAACGTACAATAGGCTTATAAATGTTACGCTTCAAAATACAGCAACATCAGCCACTACTGTTACAGCTGGTAGTCCGGGATTATCACTTGGTTATGAGCGCATAAATGGTTTGACAGGTAATGATATTTTTGCTCCATACCCAAACAGTCCAAATATTGGATTTGGTAACAGTACTGGTGCGCCTACTATCGACCTATACAGTGCAACGTGGGCAGGTAATCCAGATGCTGGTGCAGTGCAGAAGCTTGCAGCTAGCGGTGGACTGCTAACGCATCCCGGCATGACAGGAGGCATTCGTGGCTAAGTTATTCGTACAGGCGCAAGCCACATCAAACCGCTCTGAGTACGTTTTTGTACAGGACAGTACAAGTACAACAGGTGGCGGTAAGACAGGAATTGCCTACAACGCTGCTGGCTTGACTGCTTACTATGTGAGACCTCCAGTTGGTGGAACGGGTGGTACCGCAGTTTCAATTACGTTAGCGACTCAAACAGTATCAGGTTCTTGGTCATCTGGTGGATGGGTTGAGGTAGACGCAACAAACCTGCCTGGCATCTATCGGTTTGATATCCCTAACGCAGTATTTGCAACAGGTGTAGACCACGCTGTCGTAATGCTTAAAGGTGCATCTGGTATGGCTCCTGTATCGCTTGAATACCAACTCGTAGGTTTTGACCCTTCAACTTCGTGGCTTACATCAGCACAAACAGCACAAGCTGTTCTTGATGCAGTCGCATCAACACACAATAATATTGGTTCTATTGGTGCATTCATCCAAGATAAGTCTGGATACTCACTATCTACGTCTCAGTCGTTCAATACTACAGGTTCTGTAGGAAGCGTTGCTGGTAACGTAACAGGTAACGTAGTGGGGACAGTAGGTGGTGTTGCTGGAAACATTACTGGTAACCTTGCTGGCTCAGTAGGTACAGTCGCTAACCCTGACAACATTATTGATGCGGTATGGGATGAGCAACGTACTGGTCATACAGCGTCAGGTTCGTTTGGTGAAAAACTACAGACGAATGCGCTTGCAGATGAGATGCTTGCAAGAGACCTTGGTAGTGGTTTGAATGCTGGTACTGCTGAGGAGCGTACTGTACGTTCTGCTCTACGTGCGTTGCGTAATAAGGTCAACGTAGGTAGTTCTCAGATGGTTGTAAAGAAGGAAGATGACTCTACAGATGCGTGGACTGCCACAGTCACGACTACTGCGGTATCATCCAACGTAAGTGGAATAGACCCTAATTAAGGAATAAGAGATGCCTACTACTACTGCTATGACGAACACTCTTGAGAGTGCGTTATTGAATCTTATATTGAATGGAACATCCTATACGGCTGGTCAGGTTACCTTTGTCGGCATCTTGAGTGCAGCTGGTACAGATTCGTCTCAGACTGAGATGAGTGGTAGTTCACGCCAGGCTATTGCATTCGGGAGTTCATCTGGTGGAAGTGCTGTCACTAATACAGGTGCTATTACATTCACTAACTCAGGTTGGGGTAGCACTACTGTTTATGGTGTGGGTTTTTACACTGCTTCTTCATCTGGTACTTGTTTGCTTTACGGTAATTTTGATAGTGCTGTCACTGTAGCTTCAGGTCAATCTCTACAGTTCAACATTGCTGGCATTACCATATCTATGGATTAATAGATGCCTACAGAAGAAGAAGGTGGTGGACTACCGCCAGTACCTGTACCAGTAGTAATTACTGACTTTGGTCAAGGTGGTGGTGGCGATGCAGTCATTACGATTGAACCTCCAATCATTGTCCCGCCTTCTGCCTTTAGCCTATCTGCTCAAGCCACTGTAACCCTACCTATCTTCGCTACGATATCTCAGTCTGGTCGAGCGAGTGTATCAACCACTCCAGCACAGGTAAGGACGATATCGCTTAGTACAACGACGACTACTACGACGCAGGTTAGATTTGTACAGTCACTAACCTTGAGAGGTAATATTGGTGTAACAAGTACACCAGTAATTAATTTTGCATTAGCGTTGAATGGTCAGGCTGGCGTTACTACTGACCCTATTGTTGGTGGAATCGTTGATGCAAGTATCTCGTTATCAGCGAGTGCAAGTGTTGACCTAGACATAGGCTACACTGTTTGTGAATGCCCTGATTATGTGTTTGACCCAGTAGATGATTTACCTGCTGGTTCATTTCGTAGTGGTGTATTCATACCTATATTTAGGTTGGCTGCTGGTAGCGTATTTGTACCGGCTACAACTGAGCAGACGTGGATACGGCGTGGTGATAATGGTTGCCATACGTATGGTCCTGTAGGTTTTCAATTTCCTCTGGGTCCATTAATGTTGCGATATGCGAATGGTGTGTCTGGCACTAAGCATGATGGCAGTAAGGCTAATAGCTGGAAACGTAGAGGGTGTGATTGATGGCAGATACAACACGTATGGTTACTGACTCAGCCCAGCCGTTTATCGTTGGTGACAAGATATGGCGTGGTGTTGATACCTATAACGACCCAAACAAACTTGAGACTGGCTACGCTGAAACCATAAGTAACCTACAACTTGATGGTGGCTCCCTTGTACTGCGTAATGGATGGCAGGGGTTACTACAGCCAACTGAGTTGAATGGTGCTGGTAGTGACGCTAACGGCGTTTACGAGATGGTTCCTATCAAGAACTCTGCTGGTGTTACAAGTAACTTTGTATATACATCTGCTGGTGATGTTCGCCTATTCAATACTACTACTAATACGTATACGAACCTGACGACGAATAGTGCGTTCGATACTTTGTATAGCCCTAATGTGCGTATGGTGGCTTACGGCAAGTATGTGTATGGTGTTCCAGGACGTAAGTCAGATGGTACTGAATCACCTATTGGTCTGTTCCGTACTGATGGCTCAACCATCGAGATAGTCCCTACTATCACTGGATTCCCTAACCTCAAGCCGTCTGCTAGGGCATATGCGTTTGTTGAGTATGGTGTCCCTGCTACTAACAAGAGTACTTTTATTGATAGTGCTGTTGGTCCAATCCTTAGAGCGGGTGGAACAACAACGCTTATCTCTGACTGGAACTTTACTGCTGGTAGTACAGGTGCTATGCCTACTTCAGGTGCAGCTTGGTTGAAGTATTCGGGTGACCCACAACGTAAGGCTATTCCTCTTACTGTTGCTGCTGGTAATTTCCCATCTGGTGTAACTGCTGAGATTGTTTCCCCTCTAGGTCAGGGTGCAACTCGTATGATTGAGATTGCTGGTACGGATGATGGTATCTACCAGAATATTCCATATACGAGTACTGCGGTTACTTTCACTAACGGTAGTGCAGATATTGGTGGTACTTTCAATCCTGTACCTGCTGTTGGAACACCAGTGCAGTTTTCTACAGCCGGTACGTTGCCGACAAACTTTGCTATCAATACAACGTACTTTGTTATAGGTACTCCATCATCTACGATTATTCAAGTATCGACTACGGTTGGTGGGACGGCTGTAAGTGCTGGTAGTGCAGGTAGTGGTACTCATTCGTTGCAGTACATCAACGAGCCAGATGAGCAGTTAAACTTCACTAACCAAAATGATAGTTCAACGGCTATCAGTTGTTCGGTTGCGTCTTCAACTATAGTAACGAGTGCAAGTCATAACCTCAAGGTTGGTCAGAAGGTACTCTTTATGGGTACTGTTGGCATCCCTGCTAATACTCCTGCGTGGGTATTGACTGTGCCTTCATCTAATACCTTTACTGTATCTATTGTGTCTCAGGGTGGTGCTACCTATACATTTACGGATACTGGAATCAATAGTTACCATACGATTCAAGGTGCTGGTCTGTACCTAGTTAGTCTATGGGCTATCAACGTAGACACTCAGAATAGTGTTACGGGTCAATCCATAAAAGTAGCATTACAAGCTTACAAGAATGGTGTTGCTATTCAGGGTGCATATGCATCTGCTATTGTCGCACCACCTATTGCTAGGTCTGGTACTGACTGGATAAAGGCTAATCTCTTATGTGACTTCCGTCCATTTAGAGACCAGATTACATCCTTCCAGATATTGATTCAGAACATCAACGCAAAGGATGGAAGCCAGAAGGGTATCTATGTAACCAACGTAAACCTACACGCTGTAAGCCCTAGATTGAACTCAGATAGTGCTGATTCAGCTGACCCTATCACTGGGCTAGTAAAGGTAAAGGTTTACCAGAACAATACTAATGTCGCTGGGTACGCAGGACTCCTCAAAGGTTGTGCTGTCAAGTTCTCTTTTGCCACCGCAAAAGACTGGAGTAAGTACGACAGCGTTAGTATGCGTATGCAATTACCTGAGAAGATTCGGGATATTGCACCTAACCTTAGGATAGGTCTACAACAGAGTGGTGCTGCCATCGAGTGGGGTGGTTACGGCACTATTGACGAGAAGAACGGCTATATGACGTGGAGTGTAAGAGGTTTTACTGACTCCCGTATTAGTGCTGTACGTCAGATGTATCTCCGTTGTGAGACTGACATTCAAGACCTAGTTGATGGTGAAGACTTTATGTATATCGGAGACATAGTTGTAAATGGCAACTTGTCTGCTGATATCAAGTACACCTATAGATTCTCAAGGTGGTATCCAGAGGATGGTGCATCTGCACCATATATTCCGGGCGTTGGTACTGCTGCTTCAACTGTATATGCCAAAGGCTTTGAGAGTGAACTATCTGGTGCTAGTGAACAGATAACTGCTACTGAAGCACTTAGTGCTAACCAGATTATGCTGAACCCCGGTAACGAAACACTTACTGGAACGGGTTACACACACCTCATTATTTACAGGTCAAGTACTGCATTTACTGATGGGTTGTATCGTTGTCTAGGTTCTTTGAAACTAAGTGACAATACTATTAATGGTGTCAACCTTACATTACTTAGTACAACAGGTGGCATTACTCTTATTGATAATGTCGCTGAATCTGCTGTTCTAGATGATGGTCCAAAGGGTTCGCAGGGTGATGTGTATGAGTCTGGTCAGGATTACTTCCCGACTGGTGCTACTGCTATATCTGTTCACCAGAATCGGTTGTGGGTATCTAAGAACAACACGTTGTGGACTTCTTGGCAGTTTGATGCTGACAACGAGTACACAATTAACACAACTCATGTGCCACTTCCTACTGACCCTAAGATTGCAGTCAAGGGTGCTTCGTTTGATGTCTCATCGAAAGATGACAAAGAGTACATCGTAAATATGTTGTCGTACCACGGCGACATGATGTCCAAGAACAATAGTACAACAGCTGTACTTCTCGTCTTCCGAGAGAATACCGTTTATCCGGTTACAGGTTTTGACCCAACTAACTATTCAATACAGGCATTCCTGCGTGAGCCTGGTATTGGATTGCTTGCACCTAGAGGTCTTGCTAATGTACTTGGTCAGCCTTGGTTCTTGAATACGAATGGGGTTGTCCAGTTCGCTGGTACGCAGGTTATTCCTAAGTCAGTAGCACTTGATGGGTTGATGTCAATCAACAAGTATAGGGTTCAGATTGATAGCGAGAACTACATTACATCTGAGCAGTACGCTAAGTCGTTCATGACTATGCATGACAAGAAGTTGTTCTTGTTTGCACCTAGAGCGTATAAGACTGATGCCGTTGATTATCGAAGTAATGTTCAGGCATATGTGTGGGATACACGTTATTCAGGATGGGTTGCATTTAGTGCGCCATCTGTAATGACTGGTGGTGTATCAGTAGATACGACAAATGACAGCAGTATCCTTTATGTTGGTGGATATGACGGTCAGATTTATGTGATGAACAAGTTCTATGACAGCCTGTATAGGTATAAGCCTACAAGTGGTTCAGGAACCAGCACTCTGTCATTCTCTGGTACGACAAACACTACTGGGCTTGTGGTCAACGACCCAGTCACTATTGTGAAGGCTGGTGGTGGTTTAGCAGTAGACGCAACGATGTATGTAAAGACGGTTACCAATAATAGTGTTCAACTGAGTACTGCTGTTGGTGGTCCAGCGTATGCGTTTACTGGTGGAACTGTCCCTGAGTTCTGTTTACTAGGTGAGATTGATTGGGAAGTATTCACTAGAGCTTTTGGTCAAGCATACTCTGATGGTATTGCGTATTACTCTAAGAATCGTCCTAGCCAGATAAACTTACACGCTATTGGTGATACGACTGGTGGGTCAACGGTCAACTGGGTTGTTCAGAATGAGGTTGGCGTACAGACTACAGGTGATTACAAGATAACAGGTAACTCTTCTAGGGCTATACGTGGACTGAATAGAGATGTAATTGGTGTGAACTTCCAGATTGGATTGTCTGGTACTGAACTAGATTATCCGTTTAGGTTGTATGCAGTACACATCCATATGGTTGAGAGTGGAATCCAGAGGCATAGATAATGAGTATCCCTACACCTGCACCAGTAGTCCCACCCGGTGACCAAGGCGTACCTCCAGTACAGATACTGCCGGGTTCTAGCGTTGTTGTTATTGAGGGTGACTTTAGTACATACAACGAACGACCAAAGGCTGTTGCAGCTGAAGTAACGATTACGACTACGACTGCATCAACAATTACTTTAGATAATGCACCTTATGTTCTAAGGTGTGATTGTACGAGTAATAATATTGCAGTTACGTTGCCACCTGCAAACTCTTGTATAGGTCGTATTGTTTGGATTGCTAAGGTTGACTTTGGTTCTAATGAAGTTAGTATTGCAGTCCAGACTGGTGACACGTTATGGAGACCATCTCACTTTACAGTATTGAAGAATACGCATACGTGTTGCTCTTTGATTGCTTGTACGGATGGTGTTAGTGGAACTAGTCCTGGATGGCAAGCACTAAGTTTCTCTTAGGTATAGATGTATGTATGAAGAGTTTGAAGATGTGGTCAAAGAGTTATCAGTAGATGACCTAATGCGCCTTATATGTATAATGCAGGAAGAGATTGAACGAAGGATTCGCACAACCAAAGAAGCGAATGACGGTACAAATTAATGGCAAGTAATTCAGCAAATCCATTCGCTTGGTTCGGTCGAATGTCAAAGCAAAACCCTAAGTGGGCGCAGGATGTCAATAATTTAAGTGGATTTACAAACACTATGGGTTATATGGATGCTGGGCAGAAGGCACTTAAGGGTGATGTTGGTGGTGCTTTGGCTAGTGGTGCTGATACATACCTTCGTACTGCTGTACCTGCCTATGGTGCAATCAAAACCTTTAATGATATTACAGGTGGCATCAACTTCAATAGGATGATGAATCCACGTAAGCCTGTTTATGATGAATCTAAACTAGCGGCTCAGGCTATGAACGCCAATATGATTGAGAGTCAGCGCAACTTAGCTTCACAACAGATGCGTGATGCTATGGAGCAACGTCAACAGATTCGTCCTCAGTATGAGAAGGTACAGAACGACCTTCTTGATATGTTGCAACAAGGTTTATCTAGCCGTCAACTGGCTCCTATCTACGGTGCTGGTGAAGCCCGTAATAGACAGATTGGTGCTGCATCACAAGCCGCTATGCAACAGAACCTTGCTGCTAGAGGTGTAGGTGGTGGTATTCAGGCTGGTGTAGAACAGGCTAACCTAGCTGCTCAGAATGAGCGTTCTGCTGCGTTGAATAATGCCATTACTCAACAACAGTTACAGCAACGACCTGAGATGTTGCAAGCGGCATTCAATATCCTTGCTAATCGAGATGCACAAGCTGCTGCTGAACTACAGGCTGGTCAGGGTATGAACCTGCAAGCATCCCAGATGGCGTTGAATCAGGCTAATCTTGAGCGTCAACAACGTATGCAAGAAGAGGCTATTGCTAGGGCTAATCGCCAACAAGAGATGGAGAATATTGGTAGCGTACTTGCTTTGCTTTCACCTGAGTTAGACAGGATGAAGCGTAGGGAGCAGAAGACTCCTGATAAACCATATGCCCCAACAAATACTCCTTTTACTCCAGAGAATACGCTTGGGTATGGATTAGACACTACTATTGAACAAGCACCTGATGTGTCGTTTGATTTGCCAACTCCTGAAGTTTCAGCGATAAGACCACGAGATATTGTAAATGCTGGTAGAGCACAACCTGCAAATATTGGTGGTGGTATCCAGCAGGTTACTGACGTTGCAACTATGCAAGAGATTGAGGCAAGTGAAACCAAGAGGATTAGTAAAGACCTTGGTAATGGGCTTTCATTAATTGCATATCTTGACCCACGTACTGGTAGATATATGAAAATGTATGCTCGCAGTAATCCTGAATATATTGGTCAACCTATTAGTGGTGACGCTATTCTGCTTCAAGGTGAAACTAGGAATCTTGGCGGTACAACACTTGCTCGTTCATTCTATGGATAAAAACTATGGCTATTAATCTAACAGGTTTACTACAAGGCTTCCAGCAGGGTAATCAGTTTGTTGAACAGCAAAAGCAGAATAAACGTGCTGAGGAACAGTTCAAGTTAGCCGGTGAGCAATTCAAACTTACAGAGCGTAAGCAACGTGGTATGGAACTTGATACTAAGTTTAAAGAGGCTAGACGTGTTGCTGAACTAGATGCCGCTGATGAGGATGCAACTCTAAAGTCTTTGATGCAACCGGGTATGGATGAAGGTAGCCGACAAGCTATCCTTGCTTCACGTAATCGCAGACGTACTGAGAACGAAGCATACCTAAAGTCTATGACGGCTGACCCTGAGATGTCTCAGGAGTTGTCAACTAGATTTGGTGATGTTACTAAGTTGATGAAGCCTTCATCGATTCAGTCAGGTATGTTGCCAAAGCCATCTATGGATATTTCTCAGCTGATTAAAATGGCAGAGGGATATCGCAAGGAGGCTGAACTTACACCGGATGCTGAGTCTAAGGGATTCTTGGTTCAACGTGGACGTGATGCACTATCAGCGATTGGTGCTTCACAACAGATTATCGACAAGTTCCTCCCTGGATACAAGTCCGTTGTAGGCAAGGGTGCTGAAACAGCGTCTCCACTTACTGCGGTTATGGAACCTGAAGCATTGCGTGCTAAGGGTCTTGGTGCAGGTAGTACGTTTGTAGACCCACAGACTGGTCAGACTGTACGACTTACTGAGCAAGACGGTAAGTTGATGAAGTCTTACGTTACACCTGCAAAAGACATTACTGCTGAATATATGCCTTCAGGTATTGAGGGTGCTAAAGTCAAGAAGATATACGCTGATATTGACCGTACTGAGGCGGCTATTAAAGATATTGATTCCAAGATAAAAATGCGTCCTGAGGAGATGAAACTCAAAACGCAACAGGTTTTTGCTAAGATTAGTAACGACCAACTAAGGGCAAAGATTGCTAAGGAGAGTCTTGGTATTCGTTATGCTGGTCTTGCTCTTCGTAGGGACTTGGCTGAGTTAGCAAGAGAAGACGCAAAGCGTAAGTTAGGCATCAATACATCATTTAGGATGGCTGACTTCAATCGTAAGATTCAGGCTACTGCTGCAGCTAATGTTGGACGTGCTGAGGCATCATTGCTTAATGCTAAAAAGACATTAGCACAGGCTACAACTGAAGGTAAACCTAACGAACGACAAGCCGCTCAAGAGGCTATTAATTTTCTTGAAGGTGAAGTTGCAACTTTACGCAGGGCTGCTTCCGGTGGTATTGACTATAGCGGCTTTAAACAATCTATGGACAGTATTGGGCTAGGCGATGTTGATATCGATATGTCGATGTTTGGCGGCACATCTCCGATACAAAGTTATGGGTATCAAGGTTACCCACAACAGCAACAAGCACCTGTTATAGTTATGCCGGGTGGTGGCGCACCAGCACCTTATCCATATCCATATCCGCCGTCTCCTTATCCAGCACCGGGTCCAGCACCTGCACCGGGAGGTGGCACAACAGCAGGAAGTGCCGTATTTAGATTGAGTGATGGTAGTGCTATTCCGATTGGACCAGATGGTTTTCGTGTAGGTCCACAACCGGGTCAAGTTTCAAATAAAGCTAACGCACTCGTAAAGATGATGTCAGGTGGCAAAAAGTAATGGCTGAAAACCCAAAGCAGAGATTTCGTCGAGTTCTTAATGACCTGTCACAAGATGACAGAACATTTATTGATAGTTCACTTCGTCGTATATATAGCGAGTCTCTGTCTTATGGGTTGAAGAATAACTTCCTTACAAAAGATGAGGTAGTTAAATACCAGAACCTTGGACAACAGCGGGATGCTGCACTTCGTAAGGTGAACGTCCTTGACCCTCAAGGGCAACCTATCTCTAAAGAAACTACCGTTCCCGTTATGCGTAACGGTCAGATTGTCCAAGAGAAGAGGGTTACACCTGTCACTCCATTTGACTTACTGCGTAGGACTGGCGGTCAGATGGAAGGTGGTCCGGCAGATGGTCCACTATTTACTGGATATACATTAGATACGCAATCACCTCTTGGCACAGCACGTAAGAGGTTTCAAGAAGAAGTTATCCCTAGTGCAAAGAAAACTGCATCTGAACTTGAAGCCGCTAAAGGAGAGACTAAGTTTTTCCAACCCGGCACTATAGGTGGGCTTACTGCTGGTGCAATTACGTCCATACCAGTAGGTGCATTTAAAGCAGTTACCGCACCTCTTGCATCTGCTGTCTCAAGAGGTGTCGGAGTATTTAATCCAGAAGCATCAGAGGCTATGGATACTGCCCTTGCAAAGGCTTACTATCCTAAGGCAACGATAGATGTATCTCAGCCATTCAAGACTGGTATGGATGTAGCTGAGATTGCTGGCACAAAGTTTGCTGAAGCTATTCCTGCATCTATTGCTGCGCTTACTGCTGGTAGTGCTGCTGCTATTCCCGCATCTGCTGTGACTACACCTATTGGTGGTGCTGTAGCTGGAGTTGCGACTGGTCTTGCAGCTGCCACCGCTACTGGTCAAGCACAAAACTTCCTTACTGAGTTTGCATTAGGCTCTTCTTACAAGCCTTCTGAAAAAGGCTTTGGGTTTGATATTCAGCGTAGCCCATTAAGCCAAGCTAGAGCAGAGTTTATGGGTGAGCGTACTGAACTTGCTCCTAGTGCTGCTTTTGCAGGTGAGTTTGCACCCAACCTTTTGATGGGTACTCCTACCCTTCCTAAGGGATTTGTAGGTGGATTGAAGTCAGGTTATCAGGCTACTAAACTAGGTACTGCTGGCAGACAAGCACTTGCGGCTGCATCTATACCTACTGAAGGTCTTGCTGGTAGATTTGCTGCTACGCCATTAGCGCAGACTGGTCGTGCAATAGGTCAGTCACTAGAAAGGATTCCAGGGGTAGGTACGGCTGCTACGTTTGGTCGTGGATTCTCTGCATCCCCTGCTGGACAAGAGTTCCTTTCTGACATTACTGAGAGAGGCGTTGAAGGTTCTGCTGACCTTTATCTTGCATTAAAGGGTAATGCTGAGAAGCCTGAGTCAGAGCGTGACCCATTGTGGAAGATTCTAGGCATGACTGCTCTTGGTTCGATGTTTGAAGGTAGACATCGCCTTGGAGATATTCTTAATGCACCTGGTCAGAAAATTGGCAAGTCGATTGTACGTGGGTTAGATGCTAGATATGGAACAACTACTCCATTTGCCTATGAGGGATTGACTCCATCTACTCCTTCTATTACGCCTGAAGGAGTGCCTACAACACCTATTGTGCCTAAGGGTAGGGTATCTGGTACATCTACACCAGCACCAACACTTGCATCTAATGTAGTCCCTATTGGTGGAGGGAATGTTGCTGTCGTTGACGCTGAAACAATGACTACAACTATTCAGCCAGCACCGCCAGTTGATAGTGATAGGACTCCTATTACAAATCCTGCGATTGGAACTAACGTACTAGATGCAGTAGCAAGTATTGCTCCAAAGGTTAGTGATATCGTTTCTGGAACCTACGGGCGTGTTGGGACTATGTTTGGCAGGGTTCCATCAAAGGGTGGAGAAAGCCAGTTGTTCCTTGGCTTGACTGCTGATGGTCTTGCTATGGTCAAGGTTACAGACAAGAAGACTGGTGAATCAAGCGTTGACCTTATCAGCCCTGACTTGTTGATTGGTGACAATAAGCGCATTGCGAGTAAAGCATTTAAGGCTGGTAATCTACTACCAAGTGATAAGACTGGATATCAGCGTAAAGGTTACGACTCTGAGTTAAGTCAGGCATCTAGTTATATTCCAACGTCTGAAGGAGAAGGTCCATCATTTGATGACTTTGACAGAGAGATTAATATTTCTGGCACTCCTTTCTACGGACGGATAGTCAAGGCTGTTGATAACAACTACTCAGTTGTTCAGGTCCCATCACCTGTAAGTGGTTTCGATATGATGGTCGTTCCTAACGACACTATTCAAGGAATCACTCGTGAAGGAATCAAAGAAGGTGTAAAGGCAGGTCAGGTAGCAAGAGAGGTTCTTGATACCACTGCTATGAACCTTGATATGTCAGGTTATAGGGTTGATAGAACAAAGCATAACCCGTTGTTCAAGGACACTGACAGGACAACTGTAAAGGGAGAGTTTAATCCTATCCTTCTTACACCAGACCAGATGTCTGATGTGGACACACGTAAAACCAATATCCGTAACTATCGCAATCAACTGATTTCTCAAGGGCTACCTGATGGAACAGTCAAGGATAGGCTTGCTGCGGCTCGCAAAGAAAACAATAAAGGTCTTGATAAGACTATTAGCCCTGCTGTCAATCAGTATGAAGTTGGTTCTCTTATAGACCACGTAACTCCATCTGGAGAAGTTGATACGGCTGTTGTTGTTGGTAACTCTAAATTTGGACCAGTTGCAGTTAGTGCTACTAACCCATCATCACCTGCTTATATTGTCCAGGAATCAGCTATTGCACGAGCATATGGTGAGGTTTCACCTATTACAAAGGCAGAGGCTAAAAAGGCTGAGACTGTAACACCTACACCTAAGGTTGAACCTGTTGCTAAGGCTGAACCAGTAAAGAGAACAGAGCCTAAGGTAGAACCTGCAAAGAAAGTTGAGCCAAAGGCTGAAGCACCTAAGGTTGAGGAAAAACCTAAACCTGAACCTAAAGTAGATACTTCTACACAAAAACAAAAAGATGTAGCTGAAGCACGAAGAAAGATAATAGAAGAAATCGACTCTGAACGGCAAACAATAGAAGACGCATTAAAGCCTGTTCCTCTATCAACAGGTGAGAAGAAAGAGTTGACTATTACTCCAAAACAACAAGCTATTAATGAAGCTGGTAATGATGGAGCAAAACAGATTGCCGTTGAATTAAAATTTGACGACATGCTTCCATTTGCCGAGATTGTAAAATCTTGGTTTGGTAAAAAGTTTACAATAGGTGGTGAAACAGGAACATTAATAGGCACTAATCTAAATGGTGAACTCCTGTTTATGGTGGATGTTGATGCAGGATATAAAGTTTTACGTACGCCACGTATGGCAGACTTATCTGTAGATGAAAAGATTGATATTTTTGGTTCACTATTAGATGCAGAAATATTTAGCCGTTTACAACTAAATGCAAATATTGACTCAAATAATTTGCATTATGAAATTCAGTCTCCTGATTTCCCTACTCCTATACCTCTTGGTGTAGTTAGTAAAAACAGAAGTGAAACGTGGGTTGGTGGACGTAAGATTTATGATGATAATGGATTATCTATATATCAAACATCCAGTGGTCAACTTATATACTTGCCAAGTGGTGGTGATGCGACACCTGTAGTTGAGCCTATTAATACAGGGAGAACAAGCAGTAGTCCTGAGTTTAGACCACGAGGTACGACTCCAGTAACACAAGTATCAGTAACTGCTCCTGTTACAACACCTGTTGAGCCAAAGCCAGAGGCTGTAGTACAACCAAAACAACAGGCTAAACCTGCACCTACGGTTGAGCGACCTGCTCAGGCTGGTGAGTTGGCTCGCCCAATACGTGGTGGATTGAACAGGATTGATGCTGGTGTTAAGGATTTAAAGAAGAAGTTAGTAACATTCAAGGTTGATGACCTTGGCAACAAGCGTAATCCTGACCCATATAATCAGGCTAGGGTTGATGATTCTAGACGTGCTGTCGAGTCAACCGTTGACACTCTGTCTAAGGATTTTGTTGAAACACTATCTAAAGTTTCAATTGCAAAGACAAAGGTTATTGACACTCTGGCAAAAGAAATTGAATCAGGCAAAGCAACTCCTGAGTCAATAGCACTTGCAGAAACGTCTATCAAGAATATTGATTCTGCAATAGCATCTATAAAGTCTAACTTTAATAGTGTCAAGCCATCGCTTGATACGCACCTTGGTGAGCAATCAAGGATTGGTGCTATATCAAAGTCTATTGATAGGCTTGAAAGTTTAAAGTTACCTGAGGCTAAAGCGAAGGAAGTTAAGCCTGTAGAGCCTAAGGTTGAAGTCACTAAGCCTACTACTCCTGAGGCTGAAGTTAAACCTACTACGCCTACTACTACGTTTACACCTCAAGAGCAAAAGGTCATCAATGATGTTGAAGCAGAGATAAATGCGGAGACTCGATATTGGGGACGTGTCCTTACTAGAATTAAAGGATGGGATACGTTTAGTGATGCAGCAAAGAGGGAAATAAAATCACTTGTAGATGATAACGGGGCTGAACTTCTTGCTCCAGAAATAGATGATACTTTTGACAGCAACATAATGGAGTTTGAAACATTACCTCTTAACTTCACTAATCGTGTAGCAAAAGTGTTGCGACCTGGAATGATAGCACCGGACGGGTCAAAGTTTAAGGCTATAGTTGAACGAGGTAGCACAACACCTGTCGTAAAACCAGAACCAAAGATTGAAACACCTAAAGCTGAAGTTAAACCTACTACCTTTACACCTGAAGAAAAAACTGCAATTGATAAAATTGCTGACTTGTTGCAAAGCAGTGACATCCGTTGGGGACGAGTTAAATTTGCAACGCAAGGATGGAATACATTTAGTGATGCTGCAAAGGCAAGAATAACTCAACTAGTAAATGCCAAGAATGGTGAAGTTATTGCTCCAAAATTTGGTGACACCGTAGATGAAACCATTATGGACATTGGACTTGTCACTGGTGATTACTCTGGAAAAGTTGCTGAAACCATTGCTGCTGGTATGCGAGATAAGTCAACTGGAGATGTATTTATAGCTAAGGTTCGTCCAGCATCTACTGGTGAGATTAATGCTGGTAAACCTGAAGTAACTACACCTGTAGAGCCTACAGTTGAAGGTCCCGTCACAGGATTTGGTGTAGAGAGTCCTAAGGACGTAGCTCAACTTACTGGTGAGAAGCGTTTTGAATTAGGTAAAAAACTAAACAAAGAACAACGTGCTTCCATCCTTAAAAGAGTTGGCGATTCATACAAAGACCAAAGGCATCAGAAGGAATTTGCTGGGCTTGATAGTCGTGGCGAAGAGATGTATCGATACCCATATTCAACTGAGCATATGTACGTATCTAACATTACAGGAAAGTTCATCCGCTACTACGTTGTAATACCTTCTGATATAGCACAAGAACTAACTGGAGTGAAGCGTGACATCTACGCTCATCCTAGTGAGTTGTTCCCTGATATCTCAATGCCAAAGGCAGTTGAGATGGCACGTATGACTAAGTCAAAGGAGTTGCGTGAACTTATTGCTGAGGCTGAGTCTAATGGCTTTATTACAGAAAATGAAAGCCGTACCGCTATCAACATACTGCCATCGTATGTAGAGGATAAGGCAAAGCCTAACCGCACAAAGACTATCGAAGACATCATTCGTAAGGCAGAGCGCATTAATGAGCCTAACGAAGAAGTGGATGTTCTTGAGAAGGCTATTCGTGATAACGCTAAGGATGGAATACCTGAATTCTTAGATGCTAAGATGCTTGCTAATTTTGCTGAAGGCAAGTTAGCAAGAACATATGCTTTCAAGGATATTAATGGTCTACCTATTCGTCAGTTCCCTGGAGTAGTCACTGCTGCTAAGGCTCGCATAAAGAGGGAAGGTGCTACACCCGAAGTTGAAGCACCAAAGGTTAACCCAGTAGTAAAAGAAACTGCCATTGAAACTGCTGACCTTATTAGTGAGCCAATCTTTACGCCTGAGGAAGAAGGAAGTGAACTCAATACAACATTACCGGGAGATGTGGAAATCCTTGATGACCCATCACTCGTTCGTATTCAAGCATCTATCGAAGGGCTTGGAAACATTAATGATGTGTTCCGTAAGGCACGTAATATTGGGGAACTACAACAGACGTTAGTCAACGTCATTACTGATGCTAATCAAGGTATTAATCCTGCTGAAGCTCAGAAGTACGCTACGGCTATATCTCAATATTACGATGAGTGGATTCACGCATTCGTAAACAGAGATTTGCTACTGGCACAACAGTTGGCTCAAGGTGTTACTGCGTTCAAGAGTGCAGCTCCTAGCGGTGATGCAGCTGAGTACTCTATCTTTGAGAAACCTATTGAAGAAGGTATGGACTTTGCTAAACGCAAGGCAGTAGAGCGTCAGAATAGGGTTGCAAGGCTTTATCAGTCTGTAGATATGCCACGCCTAAACAGCATTATTGATATGTTGAATGATGAGGCTAGTCGTAAAGTTGTTGCTTTGAATGAAGAAGGCAAATATCAATACCTTCCAATCAACTTCTTCACAAAGGCAGGTGAAGGTACAGCACTGACTCCAACGCAAAAGGCTGATGTAGTCGCTAAGGTTCAGGCTAAGTTGGTGCGTGAACGATATCGAACCAATATGCCTGTATTCGCAGTCCTGTCAAAAGCTCCTGAAATCAACAGGGACTTTAATGACCTGTTTGTTGGTGAAGGCGCATACGTCAACATTAGAGGTAACGATACCAATATTGGTCAACAGGTAGTGTTCTTGACTAAGAATAATAGTGACCCATCTACTATTGTTGAAGAACTGTCTCATGCACTGCTTGAGAATATGCCTATTGATATGGCAAGAGAAGTTGCTACCAAACTAGGTAAGACGCTTCGTGAGCCAACATCAACTAATACAAGTGTAACGTCATACGAACTGCAAGAAATGTTTGCAGCTAGGATGAAGTTATCTTTCCTTACAGGCGAGAAGGCAGCATTCACTGGAGTACAAGGCAGTAAGGCTACTAAGAAGCGTCTAGGCGAAGTGTGGGACACCATACAGGGCTTTATGCGTAAGGCTTACGGTCGTATGGTTGATGGCACTGCTATCCCAGCAGATGACAAGCCTAAGGTTGAATGGGTAGTCCCATATAACAACCAGACTGTATCTCTATGGGATAAAGCACCAATCCTGTTCCGTAATAATGACGGAACACTTTCTCGTGGTGTTATCCAGCCTACTAAGAAGTATCCGGGTGGTCCAGGACTAGTTAGGGATACGATGCTTGAGAAGCCTATCGTAACAGTCAAGACCGCTGATGGTACAACTGTAGATATAGCACCTAAGAGCGTTGTTGCTTTATCTGACTTTATTAGTGAGACTCCTGAGTTCGGCAAGATGATGCTGACGTTTATGTCTGGCTCTGCTGGTCAGAGAGGCGTATCTGTTGTCGGTCTGTTGAATTCGTATGGCGATGTAACTAAGGCACTTAGTGATTCAACTTATGAAGGACTTCAAGGTAAGTTTGACGAATTTATTGACGATACAGATTCCAAGTATCGGCTAGATGCAACTGGGGATGCTACGCAAAAAGCAAACGCAGAGACAATCCTTAAGGCAGAGATGCCTAATAGATTGCTTGGAATAGTCAATCAGGCTTACAAGTACGGGCTATTGTCTGATGTTTCTGACAACCCGTCTGATTCTCTGAGTTTACAAAACTGGTTGAACGTAGTGGGAGTAATGCGAAGTGGAAATGGAACGACAAGTGATACCTTTGCCAAGGGTAAGTCAACCAAAATGTCCGCATACGATTGGTATCGCAGTTCAATCAAAGACCTGCAGAAAGCAATCAAAGACGCAGAACCATATGCAAGTCAACTGGAGATTCAAGGCGATTATCAACGGCTCAATTACAACGTGGACGCAGACAACACCGGCGGTAATGTCCTGTACTCCAGTCGGCAAGTTGGTGATACGCCGAGAATCAACAGAGCATTAGCAAACGGTCAGTCCTCCAACACTAACCCTGATTCACAGACTCCTGGTGATTACGCTGAGTCTGCTACCAGTAGTGGTATGCCACGTGAGTCAGTCACACCTATTGTTGAGCGACGAGTTATTGCTGATGCTGACCGTTCTGGTCTAGGTAACAGCAACATCCGAGTGATGGAACTGAATGACGTTCTCGTTATCGATGGCACTATCGGATTGTCACCTGTAGGTATTGATACGATTGGTAAGGCTATTGACTTTGCTGCTCGTAATAATATCCAGAACGCTATCTTAGTGTCACCTGCTACGCCATCTGAAGACCTTGGTTACAACGACAGAGGTGGTTATACAGTAAACCCATCTGTTACTTTTGAGTTTGAGAATCCAGTCACTGACAATATGTATGCGGTGATGAAACGTATCTATCCGTATATCCGTAAGGGATTGGATAGCCGTTCAGTTACGTTACATAACGTAGAAGAAGTAGGAAAACCATATGAAGAGTCCCTCAATACCTTCGAGCAAGCCGTTGACAAGATTGCCAGAGAAATCTCTAAAAGACGTGTTCCGGTTCAGGCTATCCAAGGTGCTGAAAGAATCTGGCATTTCGGAAACCAATCGGCGGAAGGCTACGCCATTCCTTACTACGAAGCGAGAAATGTACTTCACCTCCTCAAGCCGGAAATCTATGAAACCGGACGTGAGCCTGTTGCAGACAAGAGAGTAAAGTCAGTTCTTGAAGACGCTATATCTTCTGTATCTGGTCGGTCAATCAGCCTACCGAATATAGACTTTGCATCTGTACCTGACAATCCTGAGCGTAGGATTGCTATGGTTGACAACTATAACCGTCTGCCAGATAACACATACAGTACTAATCCAGAGACAAAGGCATCTTATGATTCCCTGATGTCTGAACTAGACCGGCAGTTTACCTATCTAGGACTGAGTGTAAGTACTACTGGTTCTGATACACCTAGCAAGTTCTTGCTGACACCTCAACCTATTACTAAGGGTCATCCTTTGATGGCTAACAGCAAGCATAAAGACGTTGATGGTAAACCACTCCGTTACATCGACATCCTTGATGCTGTTCACAATAGCCTTTCAGAGGCTGTAAAAATGATTAGTGCTGGTGAGCATTCTGACCTGATGGCATATGCTGCTCATTCTGCAATCACTAAGGATGCTAAAGCTCTACGTGCTTTGTATACAGAGACGCTTGGTCGTTCTTCGTATGAAACACTGACGAGTACAGATGTACACAAGGCATCACTCGCACCTATTGAAGACTCAAAGACAGGTATTGTTGCACTTGATAAACGTGTGCAATCTTTGTACAAGGATAGCACTGCTCCTTATGGTGACCTAAAGAAGAATGAAGTCAACAATGCTATGGGTCGGGTTCAGTATGCGGCTGGTAGCGGCACTCCTATTTACAGTCTGCGTCCTATTAGTGATGCTGTTATCAGCGATACTGGTGAGCCTGATGAGGCTAGTGCGGATAACCCAGTAACTGTAGTCGCTGAAGACGGAACTGAGACGATTGCTACAAGTGAGTCAGCAGTTAGCCGTATCTTGAACTTCCTTGATAAGAACCCTGTTACTAAGACTCTTGATGTTATCAATGCACTAGGTCGGTTCCCAATGGCAGGTGACTGGTCAGCTCCACTGGTTCAGAACTGGATGCTTGCTAACCCGATTGAATCACCTGACTTGTTCTTCAAGTCACTTATGTTTGGTCCAAAGTCACTTGCACCTAACATAGGATTTGATAACGGAACCAATATTGTGAACCGCCGTATGTTCTATGGACGTAAGCAAGTTCACGAAATGGGTGACGTTATTCGTTCCAACCGATTCTATGAATTGGCTAAGGAGGCTAATCTCAACCTAGCTACTATGGAATACGACCGTATTCTTGAGCAGAAGCGCAAGGAACGAGAAGAGAAACTTGAGCAACTAAGGCAACGTGACCCGAACGCAACTCTTCCTGAGATTGACTTGATGGATATTGATGAACTTGATGTAGACCCTGACATCCAAGGTCTATTGACTGGTGAACGTCACGTTCCACTCAAGGCTGCATCTGAGCGTGCTATGACGATGATGAAGGACTACGTAAAGTTCAACAAGTTCTATCAGGCGTGTGAGCATTACGTTGAACTTGGATATGACCCATCTTCTGAAGGATTCAAGGAAATGGCTAGTGATATGGCTGCTATCTTGAATGTTATGAATGGTGATGTCAAGTTCACTGCTAATGAATATGACAAGGCTATTGGTCGATTGATGCGGCGTGTAATGTTTGCACCACGTTGGCTTACCAGTCGTGTTATTGCTGACCCAATCCTTCGTCAGGCTGTTGCTATGTTTGAACCTGGTAAGAAGTGGTTAAAGGCGAACGGTATTCCTACGGACCGCTCTTTGAACCCATATGTACTTAGGGCTAATATCCGAATGGCAGCGAAGGCTCAAGCCTTCTGGTATGCACTATTGGCATTCTTTGGTTATATGCGACCGTTTGACCAGTTCAAGGTTCAAACTTCGGTTGGTAATATGGCTACAAAGATTCAGGTTGGCAACTATGTGTTCAAGGCTCCGGGTGGAAGCATGATGGCACTTGAGTTTATGGACTCCTTCTTCAAAGCAGTTAAGGTTTCTGCTAAGGATTCACCAAAGGAAGGTGTAAAGAAGATGACTGAGATGATGTCATCCTTTGCACTTGGTCGTATCGTCAACTCACCTGCAATCGGAATTATGACGGAGGCATTTACTGGTCGGGACTTTATGGGTAAGCCTGTAGGTTACATTGATACAGACTTGCAATCTTGGTGGGAAGGTGTAGCCCGTCCTACGATGTCTGAGATTGGTATTCCTCTACCAGATATGAAACTCAGTAAGTTCGTAACGAAGAACCTTATGTTCTTGTGGATGCAGTCTTATCTTGAAACATATAAGATGGCTGAAGACAGACTAGAGGACGATAAGTTCTTTGAGGCTGGGTTCATAGGTGCTGTATCTGCACTAGGTGGTCGTATTAGATATAACCCACCTGCTGGTAAGGGTGAGTATGATTACGATACATACGGTAACCCACCGGGAGTACAGCACTACATCCTTGGTATTGATAGAGAAGAGTGGTTGGCAAGTCCTGGTGCTAGAACAACGCCAGAGCAGATTGAGGCTATGGAGCAGGAGTTACTGAAATGACACCAGTACAGCAGTTCATTAATATCGCCAGAGGATGGGTCGGCACAAAGGAGGAGCCAGTAGGAAGTAACCGTTCATTCCATATTGATGTATGGAATAAGTCATGCGGTGTACCTCTAGGTTCCTTCTGGTGTGCATCATTCCTTTGCTCTGGCGTACACAATAGATGGAAGTTCCTTACGGGGCTTGACTGGCAACTAGGCACATCTGCAAGCTGTGATGTATTACTCGCAAGGGCTAAACGTCTAGGTATCCTTCATAAGACTCCATACGTTGGTGACATAGGCTTTGTGCTTGCTCCTAAGGACGATACAGACGCTGTTCATGTGTTCTTGGTATCAGGCTTCAAGGACGGAAAGTTTACGTCTATAGAGGGCAATAGCAACCTAGATGGTAGCCGTAATGGTACAGAGGTTGTTGAGCGTTCTGACCTCTACAAGTTTCGTAACCCTAGCAGGATAGTGTTTGCTAGGTGGGCTGACCTAATTGATGAGGTCGCTGATGGATGGAATGTAGTGATTGGTTCTGACACCATCAAGGCTGTGAATGCTAACGGTAAGACGTACTCGCCACTTCGTCCTATGCTTGAGGCTTTGTATGGCGAAGAAGTAAAGACTCGCTTGACGTTTGACTTAGTCCCATTGTGGGATGGTGGGACAATACCTTGTTCGCCAATCATTATGGATGGTAAGTCTATGGTGTCAGTAAGAGACTTTGCTAACTGGCAGGGACTGAATATCGTAATCGACGATAACTCTATCGTACTGAAGAGATAGCAAAAGAGAGTAGGTTCCCCTACTCTCCATCTTTACTTTCCTCTTTATGTTGGATGAGGTCTATCTCAACTGACGCTAGTTTAGATAACTTGTACATCATCATGTACTGGTCAACTCTACGTTGGCTAGACTCGTCCTCGATATCAATACCTTTCTCTTCCAGCCATATTCCCATACGTATGTATTCTATGTAATCGTATATGAGAGTGAACCCATAACAGATTGCTATTCCTATGACTGCTCCGATTAGGTATTGCATATGTGCTACTTATCTTTCAGCATGACTGTACGTATTAATGTCCTGTTGTTATAGGTAGATAGGATAGATGCTGCACTGTCTACTATTGTTAGGTATTTGGGATTCACTATCTTCCCTGCGTGTCCAACGATTCCATCATCATTTTTTACGTAGACATCAGCAGCATATTCATTTGGGTGTTTCTCGAAGAACTTATATGCAGTCTTTGCTAGTTCTATGATAAGACTCTCGTCTTTATTAGGTCTTATTGCTTGCAATTCAATCTTCACTTGTCACCTCGCTAATATCTATCTGCAACACGCTTGCAATCTGGTTTATGTATTGAGAGCCGTCTCTCCTGCCCTTCTCAATACAGTTCATTATCTGAGGTGATATGTGAGAGCCATCAGTATTGAATACTTTACGAGCAAGCTCTCTTTGTGACATCCCTAACTCTTTACGGCGTGTAACGATAACCTCACCTATTGTCATCTTGTTACCTTTTTGTTGCCATCAACAATATGGTCATCAGACCATTTGCCATAATCCCAGTCACTTGCGACTAGGTCATCTAGTGTTACGCTTGGATACTTATCGCATATATCCATACCGATATTGAAGTCGTGGTCTATGAACTGCTGGATACTTGCATCGTGGTACAAGGCTCTTGTTTTACCCCACGCCTTGCGATAGATAGGTCTACCTGCTTGTAGGTGCTTTAGTATTCCACCGAATGTCATTCCACTATCTCCCAGTCGTTTGACAGTATGTCAGCTGATGATAGGTTCGCTATCCCATCAAAGACTCTGTTGTTAGCCCCATCTAGTCTGTAGGTTATCAGTCGTTTATCTACCATCTGAATGAACCACCTGGCTCCTATACGTCTGATACGGCTACCCTTACGAACATCATCAAGTGCTTGGCACAGAGTCTTCATCTACCACTACCTCATACTTCTCGATTACTTTGTTGATTGCGTTGATTCCCCAAGGAAGAGTCATCTTAGGTGACGGCACTCCTTCATCAACCAATATGAGACTGATGTCTCTTCGGCTTACGCCACCCTTATACATATTCCAGATACGCAACTGAACGTCATCTGGTATCTGGTCGATAAGTTTCACTCTCTTATAGGGAACTGGTTTCACATTCCCAGATGCAGATAATTGACTGATATGTTTTACGCCTATCATTCCTAACTCCTAGTATGCTTGTCTATCAAGTATCCTAAACCCAAATAGTAGCAGGTTATGGATGCAACGACGATGCAGATTATGGTCAAAAGTACGTTTATCATTTGGTGATTGGTATCCCTAACTTAGCGGCTGCGCCTTTGAGATTGCGACAGTCAAGGACGATGTACGCTCGGTAAAGTAGGTCATCAAAGGTGCGCTTCTTGATACCTAGTAACTCTGCTGCCTCTGTACGATTCTTCGTGCTACACGCCGCCTTGATAGCCTGACGTTGCCAATTGCTAACGCTCTTTAATCCTCGGCGGTCTTCAATACTTTCCATTACAAACTCCCCTCTGGTATGTCCTGGAATCTTGCGATTGTCTTGTGGAACTCTACCCTTGAAACCCCTATTGAACCGTTACGGTTCTTCGCAGTAATAACCTCAGTCTCTGACGGGAGGTTATCGTCCCAACTGCTTCTATCTTCCGAATAATAGTCCGGTCTGTACAGAAATTGTACCACGTCAGCGTCAGATTCAATATCGCCAGACTCACGTAAGTCTGACATGATTGGTCGCTTGTCATTCCGCTGTTCACTTGCACGTGACAGAGATGATAGAGCTATGACCGGAATATTGAACTCTTTCGCTATGGACTTTAAGCCTCTGCTCAGTACGCCGATATCACGTGTCCTACCTTGCGTCTCCTTGCCTGTGTCAAGCATCTGGAGGTAGTCAACCACTAGGATGGATAATGCTCCCTTGCGTTGCATATCACGAGCCTTCGCCCTGATGCTCTGAATGGTCACAGGAGTGTCAGTAGAGAAGTAAAGGGGTAATGAGTCCACCTCACGTTGTGTAGCCTCCATAGCGTCACGCTCAGACTTAGAGAAGTAACTGTTGGATATTGATTGCCCGTCTACGTTTCCGATTATCTGTAGGAGGCGTTGGCTAATCATGTCCTGTGACATCTCGATGCTGATGTAGAGCGCACCGCCACCATTCGTCTTGCAGTATCTAGATGCGTTGATTGCATACTGTAGTCCAAGTGATGACTTACCCATAGATGGTCTGCCACCAAGGATGATTAGTTCACCTTCCTTGAATCCGTTGATGACTTTATCGATATCAGCGAAGCCTGTAGGAATGCCCTTCTTGCGACCATTAAGGATGCCTGAGATGCTTTCCCGTAGTACGTCACCTGCGCTTGATACTACGTTGGTGGAACTGTTTATCTCAGTACCTTTGGCAAAGTCCAAGGTGATTACTTCAGGGTCAACCTCACCTTGCTGCGCTCGTAGCATAGCGTATTCAGAGTTGACTACGATATTCCTAAGCTCGTGGTATCGCTTGACCTTATTGGCGTAGGTTACAGCGTTGGATGTAGTGAATTCCATATCGCCTAACTGAAGTAGATATGCCAACCCACCAATCAGGTCTATCTGGTTATGGTTAGTCAGGTCATCATTCAGGAGGACAATATCGCAACTGCCTTGTGTCTGAGATACGACTCGTTTCATCGCAGAGAAGATTGCTTGGTTACCAGGACGATAGAACATCTGCTCATTGACGATATGCTCTACATCATCCATTACCTTTTTACCGCCAAGGAGGATAGTCCCCAGAAGGGACATCTCCACCATAGCGTCGAATGGGTAGTATCCATCCTTCTTGTTTGCAGATAGGTCAGATACACGTTTCTCTAATTCTGTCATTCCGCAATCGCCTTTACTTGAGTCTTGGCATCAATCTGCACAAGGTTCTGAACCGTATCGTTAGCATCCTTCGTCCAGTCACGCAGGGCTGAGATGAGCTTATCTCTATCCATCTTCCCTGCTGACTGCCATCCCCCTATGTACTTGACTGCTACGACATCAAAGGGGTGTAGGTCACCATCTGTAAGCCATTCAACCTCACGTGATTCACGCATCTTTGGATGGACATCTGCTAGGAACCGACAGATACGATTGAACATCTGAATGACGGATGTCTCACCGCAACGAATACCACGCACCTTGCGAAGGATGGCTGCTGGACTAGGGCGGAAGTCCTCAGTCTTGAGCATCTCGATAACTACGTCAATAGCAGTCTTATCATCTACGTCCTTGAGAGCGATTGCATAACCTACCGCTACGCCATCATCCCATCGCTGTTGGGCTGGCATAGCACTAAGGATGCCAGCAACTGTACCGAACGCTTTATCAGTCATAGTAATTCTCCCATTCCGAACCGTCTAGATAACCTTCTAACTTCGTTTGTGCATACGATTGCATCGTTGCATTCAACTCTGCCTCAACCCAGTACTTCACCCCATCAAGGGTTTCCTCTAGAGTGAGTGTCTCGCCTTCTTCAGATTGCATAGCGTTCTTCAACGCTGTAGCCCAATAGTTTCGTGGAGTAAGTAACTCTTGTGGGATACTCCCACCAGCATAGAGTAATGCTGTTATTTCAAGAACCTTTGTAGTCTCGACTACTTCGTACGTAACTGTCGTATTGGACTCATCATCCTCAAGGTCTAACTCTGTCATCCACTCTTTAGGGAATGCCCAGTCAAACTGCTCGTTCATAGTAACGTCTGCCATACCTACCTCCTATGCCAAGTACTTTACCATAATACACCGTACTGTCAAGACATCTCTCTAACAAACTTCATTACATCTACCGCAGATGTTGCGTGGTCTTTCGTTGTCGCCTTTGCGATAGGTGTTCCTATTGGTGCTGAGAGCTGTGTTGCAGTTGACCAGTGTTTCCATAAAGAGTTGATGGATACCATCTGTACGTTGCCCCACTTCAGGGTGAGGTTCTTACAAGCGTTGACTAGGGTTTCAGGTGATACAGACTTGTTGACCATCTGGTAGAGAATGAAGTAAACGGACTTCCATTCGGTGACATTGAAGTCTGTTGCGTCCTGGTCAGGGTATCTCCACTGCCTGAATGCGATGTAAAGTTCACGTGCTGGGTCATCATCCTTTGGAAGGGAAACCTTTGAGCGTTTCTTTGTTGCTACCTTTGGTACAACAACCTCTGGAACAGAGGGAATATTGTTAATTGATTCTTGTTCTAATTGGTTCTTGTTAATAGGGGTACAAATTTCTTTACCCTCCCCCCTATAAAAAACTTGACCCTCCCCCTGTAAGTTTCTTTCCCCCTCAACCGATGGTGAACCGGGGAATATGACGTATTCGTTGCTTGTCTGTCGCTTGTCAGAGAACCTTGCAGTACGCTGCATAACCTTGTAGCCATCAATGACCTTAGACTCTAAACCAGATAGCGCATTGCGAACTGTAGGGGCTGACAGCCCTGTAGTTTCAACTAGTCTAGGGATTGATGGGAAGCACACGCCGTTAGCGTCAGCGTGTAGAGATATAGCACAAAACACCATCCATTCAGCTGAAGTGAAGTGCTTCATATGCTTGAGTATCCGGTGTTCTATTTGGATAAATGAAGTGGAATGAGACTCCTGCAAATTGCGGAGCCTCCCGTTGAATATCGAAATCATAACTACCTCCTTGGGAATAGGACTATATCACACTCTGAATGCGCTTCCCTAACCAACGCATACAGGGGACAGCCATACTGTTGCCCAAAGCTTTATAGCGTGGTCCATCAGGTGTATCTTTACCGTTAGGTCGTATATCGGTATACCCATCAGGAAATCCCTGGAGTCTTTCCACCTCTGTTGGAGTAAGTCTCCTCACTACCATATGGTGTGCTACGCCTTGCGTTGCCATCTTATCTAGCGTGTAGGACGGGTCACCCTCTTTACCTATTCCTAAGCCATTCTGACCCTTATCTATCGGTCTTACGTCCTGAATAGGTATTGGCGCAGTAACGATATCAACTGACCTTATATCGCCAATATCAAAGCAATTAAGCGTATTGGTGACATTGTCAGGAACCCACGTCTCATAGTCTTCTGTACTCTGCGCTCTACGGGACTTACGGAATGTGTGTTGTACAAGTGGAGTGTTACCTCCACCTGTACCCCATCTCGCGGCTACTGTAGGGCTAGGGTCAACGGGTCCTGTTACCCTTGAATCGTTAGGGTGATTCTCATACAAATATGATGTATTGACTAAGTTGTAGCATTCGTCTCCTGCGGGTCCTCCTGTTCCCTTAGCCCACTTTGAAGATACAGTGCCTGTGATAGATGCATCGGCAATTCCTTGCCCCTGCGTTCGGCTCTTTTTATGATTCCCTGACAAGCTCTCTGGCTCAAATAGTACTTCTGCTGCACGTCTTGAATCTCCTGAAGAATGTGCGACAAGGAAGATTCTTCTGCGTCTTTGTGGTACTCCGAAGTACTGAGCGTCCAGACATCTCCAAGCGAACCCATACCCGATGCTTGCCAACGCCCCGATAAAGGAACCAAAGTCCCGTCCTCCGTTGCTGGACAGGACACCGGGGACATTTTCCCAGACAACCCACTCTGGCTTAAAGTGTTCAACCATTCCAACGAAGACGAGTGAGAGGTTTCCCCTTGGGTCTTCAAGTCCTTTTCTAAGTCCTGCAACGCTGAATGCTTGACAGGGTGTTCCTCCAACGAGAAGGTCAACTGAATCTCCATCGATATCCCATTCCTTATACTTAGTCATATCCCCGTAGTTCTTTACGTCAGGATAATGATGAGCCAATACTGAGCTAGGGAAACGCTCTATCTCAGAGAATCCAACAGCCTCCCAGCCTAGTCCCTCCCACGCTACTGTTGCAGCTTCAATACCACTGCATACAGACAAGTACCTCATACCTACCTACCTTTTCTGAATGGGCATTCATCACATAGTGATGTGCAGTTAGATGCCTGATGTAGTACAGCATTTGCTTCTCGTACTGACATGCCTTCAGGTATCAATAATGGTTCAACTGTATTCTTTGGAAGAGGTTCGCCCCGTACTTCTTCCATCAACGTAGTGATAGTCCAATCGTTCTTCTTTGCTATTGTGAGAAGCTCTGTTTGTTTTTCAGGGTCAAGTTTGGCTACAACTCTATGGTGAGTCCAACTTAGTCCTGGTACACGTCTGTCCTTCGTTACAGACTTGCTTACCCATACATAGTTAGCGAGTGATTGATAAGACTGTCCTGTAACATCACAGGCTTGTGAGTATCGTTCACCATAACGACTTTCGCCATAGAGGAGTGCATCCCCTATGGCAAATTGAAACGCCGTATCCATCCTGCTGAGAGTACCCATCAGGGATGACCATTGTTCAAAGGATAACTCCTTTACAACAGCCAACCCTGTTTCACTTATGGATACAGAATCAGTAAGACTACCGATATGTACCACTTCACTCATAGTTTGAAACCTACAAACATATTGAACTTCTGAGCCAACGTCTTAGGTGTCCTGTCCTTCGTTGCGTAAACCTCTTTTGTAAGGAGGTTGATTGTCTGGTCTAACTTCTCAAGTACACCTGCGATAGGAAACTGAGGTTGACCAGACTTCAGTTCTTCGTTTACTTGCAGGTAATGAGCCTTAGCCCTAAGTGCAACTAGCCCTTCAAGCACAACTTCAAGTTCACTTCGTCTCATCTTTAGGCTCCGTAATTGTCTTGATGGTAACGCTCTCGCCACCTTCCACTACTGTAAAGCCAAATGACTCAGCACTAGCAGGGTCATTCAACAACTTAGCCTTCACTGGTTCTGGAACCATAGATATCAGTACAGATTCCTGTACCTTTATAGCCTGTGGGCATTCCAACTTTGCGAATGCGAGTGCAACGTCTGATGTAGCCACCTTTATCGTTGGTGTAGTCGTACGTTGTGCAATCGTGCCGAATGGACATCGATATGTTTTAGTGCGTAGGTTGCCATCCTTATCCCTTGGAAGGAGTGTTGTTGCTACCTTGGATGCTTGACCTTCGTACATATCCCTGAGATATTTGACCTTGGACTTATGACGCTTGACCATCTTCTCTACGTTACTGAGCAGAGTCTTGTACTTTGCTTCTTCAGCCATAGCCCTGGTCTCAGAGTCAAGAAGGATACGCATATATTTGAGGAGGTCTTCCTCTGTCTCTAGGACTGCTGGCAAGTCTCTACCTGTTGGTCCAGCGTACTCGCCTGTCTCATCGTCAAACAGGTCACCATCAATCTCGATGATAGCCATACCTACCTACCTTTCTACTCGCTTGCTTCTAAGCATCCGGTGATGAATGCATCTGCCTCTGCTTTGTCCTTACACTCCGACAGGCAATCTGCTACGTGTGTGAGTGAATCCTTTGTGATTGGAACCTCTCCACCTCCAGCTGCAACAGCGTTATGTACGTTCTTCCTGTCAGCCTTAGAAGTTTCCTTGCCCCACAATCTATCCACCTCAGCGTTGAATCTATCTAGTGGTGCTGGCGCAGATGGCTCAGGTGCTGGCGTAGCCTTTGTTACATCACTGAACTTCTTAGACTGTTGTGGAGCCTGTGGCTGGCGCAAAGGTTGTTGTGGAGCCTGAGATTGATTCTGGTATCCACTAGCGGTATTCCCATCATCATCATCTTCACCGATAGATAGGAGCGCAGACAACGAGTAACGCCTTCCGTACGTAAGACTACCGCCAACTCTATGTGCATCTACTGCCATAGCCTTACCGTTTCGGTCTACGTTATTCGTTACAGGTACAACAACACTTGACGCAATCCATTCACCACTAGAGTGAATCAGTTTCGATTCCACCTCTACGGAATTGACTACGCCAGCATCATCCTTTGCCACATTGACGATACCTTGCGTCAGGAATAGATTGTGCTGTGACAACACAGGACGTACCGCCAGTAAGATACTGTCAAGCGTGATGTACTTACTGCGGAAGATGGGATTGTTACCATCCTTGGCTACGCCATTAATGCCAGCCTGAGCCTTGACTAGGTCAGGTGCAATATTGATAAGTGATTCTGAAGTTTTCATAAGTTTCTCCCTTACGTAGAAGTCTACCAATCCTTTGCTGTACTGTCAAGTTTACTAAGGAGTATCTCTTCTTCGTCTGGTTCTGGTGCTAGTGCATCGATTGCCTGAAGGTCTACTACCTTTCCTGACACGAACTTGAGATAGTTACACTGTCTGTAGAGCTTTGCAATCGGTATGTACTCGATGAAGTGATTTAATGTCATCAGCGTATCGACTGGGTCACCTGTCATATCCTTGACCATCTTCATAATGCCTTCGACGTTCTCTGATACAACCTGGCATCGTTCCCCATCGATGATTTGATTAATGCTACCTAAGCCTTTGTCTGATAACTGTATGAGCCTATACACAAAGCCTGTCATATCAGGCGTTACTTGACCATCTGGTGCGTCTGTAGGGCATACGCAAAGCTTGTCTTTGCATCCCATCAGGGATACCTTTCTACCGTTTAGGTTTACGAACTTGTACATAGATACAAGGTCACCTACTGTTATCTCGTTAGAGTATGCTGTCTCTCCAATCAGGGTAGGTTTAGAGTAAACGATTGCATACCTCCACCCACCTGATTCTTCTTCCTTGATTGTGTATTCGCCTTCGATAGTCTCTACGTTTGCGTAGAGTTTGTCTGATGCTTTCATATCGATGACATAAGAATACATATCTATGTCTGGCTTGTTGTAATGTCCCATCCATTTGCCTCCGCCAGCCTGTAGATTCGGTCTACAGCCAGCCAATTCTCTCTGTTGATTTCTTCCTTGTACACAGTCTTGATAACGTCTGTAATGCTTCTACATATGGTGACGTAACCAGCTGATGCAATCTCCTTCTGAATCTGCGAAACTACTCCCTTCTCCGCCTTCAGTTCTATGCCTAGTGCCATACTCTTCCAGCATGATGCCTTTGAGTGTATGTATAAGTCTGGTAGTCCTGGTGTATTACCTTGCCAGCCTGTAGCGTATGAGGATGTACCGCATTTGGTGCATCTAACCTTTGTCCTTGTCTTGCCAGTCTCAAATACTCGGTAGCCCAGTGTCGTTAGTATTTGTATTACTTGTTTCTGTAGTGCTGCTTCTGGTTTCAAGGTTCATTACTTTCCAAGCGTAATTTGCTACGCTCGCTGTCAAAGGTTTCTTTAGGATGCCTAGTTTACGGAGTGCTGTTCTGAATGCCAGTGGTGATGGCGCACGTTTACACAGTTCTGTTAGGGATGGGTCGTTCTGAATAATCTCAAACCCATCTACTATTAATGGGCTTCCGTTTACCGGGTCGGTATAAAACTCTGTAAGTTCAGCGTGTTTCCAGTATATGTAGACCTTATCTACATACTTGGTAACCTTTCCATTCTTTATCGATACATCGTAAAGAACAGCCCATCCATACTCGCCATTAAGGAAATCGATAATGTCTCGCTTCGTCCAGTGGTGATTGACCTTTCGTACAAAGCGTGATGCTAAGACCTGGACTTTACCTGTCCTACCTTCTTGCATCATCTTGTATTGCAATACCCTAGCTTCTGCCCTTGCTTGTTCTTTCGTATGGTGAAACTTGCGGTATGACCCACAACGTACCTGCGTAATTGATGTATGGTTACCTGTGCCAGTTCGGCTGGCGTGTCTACCTGCTAGAATCTTTCCTCCCTTATCGTTCATGCTGACAACCTTATGAGTGTGAATCCTATAACTAGTATGGTGATACCTATAACTAGCTGCCCTAGTAGGATAGAAGCCCATCCTATAAAGCATATGAAACTACCGATTCCCTTCAATCGTGTAAGCCTTTCTCTCCCTTTGCGTATGCAATACCTTTATAGACTATCTTCCACATATGCGTAGTGTCTGCGTTTGTGTAGATGTATTCGGCGATTCGCTTTGCGTCTCTTACTGTTACGCTATTATTCGCAATCTTGTATTCGTCTGGTGTGAATGCATCGATGTAGCATTCTGGGAACATCTGGCGCAGACGTTCTAACTCTGCGTTGAATAACTTTTGATTGAACATACTTACCTACCTTGTGGAATGAATACCTGCACCACGAATGATACAGGTATATGCAAACGTATCAGCAACCTATGGATGCTACCAAACGACCAGCGATGTATTCCTTGATTTCCTTGCGTGTATATGCACCAGCAAATTCAATCTGGTGAATGATTCGCTGCACACTATCCCTACCATATGTGAATGTAATGCTTTCCAAATGCTTGTTCTTATCGAACTGGAATAGACCATAGTTATGGATGCCACCATTCCCATAGACTGAGATTTCTAAGTCTATAGAATTGCTTTCTGGGTCATACAATCCTACGCTTACAGATTCAATATCTAGGATGTGCTTCCAGAACATAGCACGTATATCATCAAAGTCTATAGAGTAACGCTTGATGCCATATTGTGCATAAACAGCATCTGCTACATTATCGATATGCTCATTCCATACCGTATCAGCACCAGACATAACACCGATGGTGTTAGGTAACTCCATCACCTGGTGCTTATCACCATCTACGAATGCGTGGTAAAGCTTGAAAGGGATACTTTCACGCTGGCATACCTGTACCTGCTCCAGCATATCGGATGCCGAAATTTGGTCGATATCGACCGATTCAATTCTGATGTCCATAACTACCTACCTTTGCTAAACCTTTGCGCTATCCCATACCGCAATAAGAATGTCTGCGTCTGAGTATTCTTCGGTATTCTGTAAGTCTGCTACTAGTCTGATAAATTCTCGCTGCCATATCTCAGCGTTACCAAGCTGTTTGCATTTGTATAAATCGAATACCATATCAACGAATTGTTGTACAGACATAACTGTTGCGTAATTCTTTATGTCTGGAAGTCTGATGTAAATGGATGCTATTACATCATCCATTGATAACTTGTACCCACCGATAGCAATTACCTTTGCCAAACTCACCAATTCAACATTTGAGAATGTCTTAGATGTGTCCATAACTACCTACTCCTGGATACATTCGTTGTCGTTGCCTATATGCTCTTCGATGATTTCCCCATCATCATCTACCAGTGTTACCGATTCTCCTGATACTCTTCCGTACCCGATAACTGATAGTGTACGGTATGTAAAGTATTGATGCTTTGCTGCCTTAAGAGTGTCATACGTTCCAATTGTGCCGACATTACCGACGATAAGTGTATACATAACTACCTATTCTCCTACCTCTGCTTCGTCGCAGACTGTCGCAAAAATGATGATGTTAGTCCCTTTAGGGAATTCGATTGTGAGTGTGTCGTTACTCCAGAAATAGTAACGATGTGGGTATGTGATGCCTAGCGTACGCTTGACCTTGCGAACAACAGCAGTATCGCTACCTTTACCTGTATGGGTTACAGTCTTACGAACAACCCAGCTATAGTTAGCGTTACCTGCGTCTGTATCTGTCATTTCAATATTGAGATTCATACCTACCTGCCTTTCATGACTAGTATACTATATTGTACGGTAGTAGGTAGTGTGAGATATTCCACACTACCTACCTTTCTATGAGACTTCCCCAATCACCGATACGTATCTTTCCATTCACACGTAGGATTGTTGTAGCGTATGTATCACCCATATTGACGTATGCAATGGTGCGATTTCT